TGCGTCGAAAGACCTCTATGGTTGCCGCATGCGTCTTGCTTGGGACGAAATGGATATTGAGGATCTGGAACAGACCTACGAGAATATCTGTTACCAGCTCCGTCTTCAGTTTGAGCAAGAGCAGGAGTGGGAGCGCGAGCAGGCTGAAGAAGCTCGGATCGCCGCACAAGGTTTACAGCCAGACTGCGAGCCATTGCCTTACGAAGAATATGCTGATTTGGAGACTGCATAATGAAAAGCGAACTTGAACTTGCAATTGATCGCATGATCGATGCACAAAAAAAACTGTACGGAGCAGATGCATACCTGTATGCCACAGCCAATCTACAAGGTGCGTTGGTAGGATCTGCCGCTGCACTCAGTGACTTTATGGTTGACAGCTTGATTGAAACATTTAACGATCGTGCAAAAAAAGTTGAACAAGAAGCAATCATCAAAGCATTTAATCAAGAGGTTCCAATTGTATGAGTTATTTGCTCTTATCGGTTGCGCTAGGATTAGAAATTTCTTATACTAGCAAGAATGTTTGTCAAGAAGCACTTGAACAGGTGCGAGAGCAGGACAGCAAAGCAATTTGTATTCCTGCAGGCAAAGACAAAACCAGTGAACAGTTTGATCTATTTTTAAACATGATTGAACAGTTACAAAAAGTTGAACAGAAATAGCCGAGTTGGTCTAATGGTATGACAGGGGTCTCCAAAACCCTTAGCGGAGGTTCGATTCCTTCACTCGGTGCCAGTTTTAAAAGTTTTGGGATATAGCTCAGTTGGTAGAGCAGCGGACTGTTAATCCGCTTGTCGCAGGTTCGAGCCCTGCTATCCCAGCCATTTTTGCTACGGTGGCTCGAATGGTTAGGCAGAGGACTGCAAATCCTTTTCACGCAGGTTCGAATCCTGTCCGTAGCTCCAATTTACAAGGAAAAATATGTCACTAATTCCAATGGTAGTAGAAAGCACAGCAAAAGGCGAACGTGCTTATGATATCTACAGTAGACTGCTCAAAGAACGCATTGTCATGCTCAACGGTGTGGTAGAAGATCACATGGCCAATACCGTGGTAGCCCAACTGTTGTTTTTAGAATCAGAAAATCCAAACAAAGAGATCAGTTTGTTTATCAACAGTCCAGGTGGCGGAGTCACAGCAGGTCTCAGTATCTATGATACCATGCAGTTTATTAAACCTGATGTAGCAACCTATGTGATGGGGCAGGCAGCCAGTATGGGATCGTTTCTAGCGCAAGCCGGTGCTCCGGGTAAACGCTATGTGTTGCCCGAATCACGTACAATGATTCACAGAGTCAGCTCAGGTACACGTGGCACATCAGGCAGTGTGCATGTGCAGGAACTGGAGTTTGAAGATCAAAAGCGACACCTAGACGAAAGCAAGAGAATCAATCAACGTTTGACTGAACTGTACGCACAGCACAACACCGCAGGAAAAACCTACGAAGATCTCTATGAAGACATGAAGTTTGACACTTTCTTAAGTGCACAGGAAGCGGTAGACTACGGTTTGGCAGATCAATTGGTAGAAAAGAGAACGTGAAATTCACAGCCGTTCGTGGCAGGTATCTACCAAAAAATCCAGAAAAATACACAGGAAATGTAAACTGTATTACATACCGTAGTCTCTGGGAGAGAAGATTCATGCTCTACTGCGACAGGTCTCCAAAAATACTGAAATGGAGTTCTGAAGAATTACACATACCTTACGTGGGCGTAGACGATCGGATACACAACTATTATCCAGACTTTGTTGTCGAGACACATGACGATAGAACCATTGTAGTAGAAATAAAGCCTGGCTTTCAACGAGGCTGGAAGATAAACAAAGCAAAGTGGAAAAGTGCCAAAAGTTTTTGTAGTGCACTTGGGTATGAATTTAAAGTACTAACAGAAAAGGAGTTGTTCTAGTGACCTTGCCAGTTGAACGAAAAAATGCAGTTTTAAATGTTGAACAGTTTTTAATGGACCTTCGAGATCCTAAAAAATATCCACGTGTGCCCGGAGCAGTGCGTGAACAGGCAAGCAGATTGCTCAAGCATTATCCTAGCAAGTTTGATATGGAATCTGCGGCGGAATCCGCCCCTGATGTTTTTGGAGATAAACTTTGATTACCTACAGCACCAACTGGATGGGTCCGGTCAATATGCAATGGTTTGAAGAACGTGGGTTGGTTGAAAATAACAAAATCACCACATACTATTCAGCAGGTCGTATTGATATTCGTGACAGTAGTAAAGAAGGTTATGATGGCTGGAATGAATACAGTCTACCTCCTATGCACGGTGAAGACTGGAATGACTTCAGTAGTTGGTTAGAAAGTTTTCAAACACACGAACTGTGGGAGTTTGATGACATCATAAAGTTGTATGAAAGTGCAAGTGGTAGAAAGATCCGGTGGGCAGAGGACACTTGGTATAAGTGTTATGAATGTGGATTGGTCACAGACTTACGAAAAACTACAGTGCATATTCACAAGATGGGTTGTAGTAGGAACTGGGATGAATAAAAAAGAAATCAATCAGATGGAATCCAAACTCAGAGAGAAACTGATGAGGGAGCGGTGGGAGCTGACCGCCAAACAAGAAGCATATGACAAGGTGAAGATGGAAAGTTTCAAAGCGAGTTCTGCTCTGGAAGGTATTAACTACAGCGAAGAAGTGTCATGTAAAGATCATCCTGATGCACCACATGGATTTGATCGCGACTCAAGTCACGCACTGGGTCGCTATGTTTGCGAGTGTGAAGGCTGGGAGCCAGAAGATGAAAACGATCACTGACGAAGAATACGAGTTGTTTGAGAGACTCAAAAACATTTGGATGCACAGTGCTCCTAAACAGAGCGGACGGTATTTTGTCTGTGGTGAAGGTGGTGATCGAGATACGGTGGGATTGCCTGAGAAAATTCTAGTGTGTCCAGCCTATGGGTCAGATGGCTTCGCCATATACACCAAGACCACAGACTATTCAGCACCAGGATATTGAGGATTAGAAAATGATTGAGATCAATGAAAGAACAGCTAAATTCACAGAACTTAAACCATACGACTTCACTGCCAAACCAGATGACTACATGGAAGTCTGTGAGTGGTCAAACGGCGAAGGGGTTGATGTTAACATTAACTCAAACGGTGACCAACGATTCAGTTTAACTTGGGGTCAGTGGGAAGCGTTAAATGCATTGATAGCATACAAGGAGTAGAGCATGGAAATTGAATCAATGGAAGCAGAACAAGGCATCACTCCTAACAGTTGGGTTATCCTAGAAATCAATCATGAAGGCAAGCAGTTTCAAAAGATTCTGAGTGGCTGGAGTGGTGGCTATCTCGATGGTGATACATGGCGTCTGAGCAGCCCTATCAAGGAACTGAATATACAAATCGACAGTGAGTGGATAACAGCAATCACAGAAACTGGCAGCACATATAAATTGTTAAAAGAATCTCAAGGATTGCGTATGAGCAATGCTGGAATATACAACCGACTGAAAGAACGGTTCGGTGATATGGTAGAGATAGTGGAGTTATAATGTTTGAATCAGGAAAGACGTATACCAATCGATATGGAGACGAGTATTCGTGGATTGTGATCAATGATAATACCTATCGATTTGATATGACTAATAATGGTCCTAATTATGCTCGATGGGGTGGAAAAGAGGGACAAGAAAAGATGGACATGAATGATCTAGGAATGTATGACCCAAGTGGTGGCCCATATATCACGATCGGGATGGAAATTGATGGACGTCCGATCAAAAGACTTTTTATTCTAAAAGGTGTATTTGTAGAGGTGAGTGATTAAACTTCCTAAACGTAAAATATTCCGCTTTCTGGTTAATACTTTTGATCAAGTAAACTTTTTGATTCAAGATCGATTCAATCTCAATCCAAAGCGCACAATTCTAGAAGCACAGCAAGACCTTGTGACTCTCAATGAACTTGAAAGGACCATTGGCAAAAGTCTTGGCCTATAAATACTGCTCATGAAATTAGAAAGAGTAGTACTTGAAGTTTTCGGCGGTTGTAACTACACCTGCGACATGTGTCCGCAAAGCACAGGACGTGGTCGCGACTTCACTCGCAAAATGCCGCTGGACCTGTTTGAATCTGTGCTTGATCAAATCACTCCACGCTACGGTACTCCTGTAATCAACCTTGAAGGTTCTGGTGAGCCTACGCTAGCACAGGACCTACCACTGTATGTAGAAGCTTGCACTCGCCGTGGATTGCCCAGCTTTATGTACTGCAACGGCGCACTGCTAAAAGGCACATTCATGCAGGATGTGGTAGACGCTGGCATTGACTTTGTGAGATTCAGCTGCATTGGCTACAACAAAGAACTGTATGCCAAGTGGATGAGCACTGACAACTTTGACTTGGTTAAACAAAACGCTGTTGACGCACAAGCCTATATAAAACAAACCAACAGCAGTTGCGAAATCAGCAGCTATCATCTCATACTCGATCCTGACCGCATGGACTACGAAATTTCACAGTATCAAACCAACTTTATTGATCCTGTTGGCAGTGTGGGTTATATTTGGAAAATGCACAACTGGAGTGGCAACTACCAACCATTGTACTTTAGAAATCCCAAACAGAGAAAAACCTGCGGAAGACCATTTGCACCTGAACTCACTGTGAGAGCAGGAGGACTAGATGGCAAGCAAGGAGCAGTTACACCCTGTTGTCAGACCATGGGCCCACCAAACGAAGCACTCAGTGTACTAGGACACTTTGAAGACCAAAGATTCGAAGATATCTACTGGGGAGATGCATACGAACAGCTGAGATCTGCTCACAGCGAAGGCAGATTTGACGACATTGAATATTGCAAAAACTGTGATTTTTTGTACGATGATCCCGAAGTACTGGTATGGAGCAATGATCCAAATGCCAGTGTCAACTACATGCTGGGCACTGACTTTAAACTCAGTGACTATCAATGACCGACGCAGACTTTGTATGGGCAGAACCAGAACGCATTAACACTCGTGTAGGCAGCACTCTTACTAGATCAAAAAATTCATTAAATGAAATCTGGTGGTATAAAAAACCGGGTTATATAGATGAAACTGTGGCATATATTAAACAAGTTTGCGAGTTTACAGATTCAGACAGTTATGTTATTGAAACTACTAGCGATGCACTAAAAAACTTAGTGGATACAGTAAACTACATGAGTGTTTACAGAATGTTCTCGGATACCATGTGGGGACTACTTGCAAATGATAAAAGGCCACGATGCTATAGATATGACTCAGACTACATGCCGCTTCACAACAAGTCAGACAAATCTTTTTTTTACAATCTAACTAAATTACACCAGTTTTACACCGATCCTCCGTTACTTTTTCGGACGCCTTTTAGTATTGGCGCCTTGCAGAAAAAACCTCCGTTTATGCTTGCTATTCATCCTGGGTCTTATAGACTTTTTTCTACTCTTTTTTTGCCTGAAAATATTTATTGTTGTTTGTTACTGCCAGTAGACGCACATGCATTAATCAATAATTTAAATATAGAATTCAATAAAACAAAAACTATTCTTTCAATAAACAACAAAGAATTAATTAAAACACTGAATATTAATCTTTACAGTAACTTGCATATTTCTTGGAGTTCTCAAACAGGAATACAACTTGTCGAAAATCACTCCGAGTTAGCAGAATACGCAAAGCAATACGAAATCAAATGGACTGGTAGACAGTTTGTGGTAAATGATGTTATAATTGCAACACTTAAAAATAATATTTTTATTCCACCTGGCCCAATAGGATAATAGCATGGCAACAATTGAAGAGAAAGAAGAACTTGTAGATACACTCAAAGGACCAAAGTACTATCGTATCCAGATATCTGGCTATGGCGGCGAGAGTTCCTACATGAAAATCAGCAAACAAGCACATGATTTTTGGCAACAGGTTACAGAAGAAAACGGCGAAGATGATCTTGTTCAGTACATGCTCAACGCTGAAGATGGCAATCTCGACGACCTAGAAGTAGTAGTGCCACCTGAGGCTATGTTTATGGTAGATGAAGACGGCGACGGTCGGCCATGGTACGAGCCGGTAGAAGAAATTGATCACTCGTTTGGTGCTAGTCTTCAATCCAGTTGGATCACAGTAGACGAAATTGACTCAGATGACTACAATGCAAATTATGTTGCTGAAGTCATCAACCGACAAGATATTTTAGAATTAAATGATCAACTGTGCGAAGATCACGAAATTGAGATCATATCCATGAGCTGTTGTGACGAACCCGAAGATGCACCTTATATTGCTCAAATGTATTCAATGGAAAAGGGCTGTTTTTGGGAAAGCATTATTGAAACAACAGGCAAATTTGATCCTAAAAAACTTGTAATTTATACTGTGGAATTTCTCAACGGCGAAGACACTATAACCGAAGTACACTACGACGGTATAGAAACAGAAAATTTCGGAGGTGATACCAACGGAAAGGGATACACAGCCGCAGTTTGGAGTAGCTAGTGTACTGACTCGCTAAATACTCTTGGCAACAGGAGTATACCATGTCCATTCAATTTGTTGTCCGGAGTCGGTGATCTGGACCATGCGTGATATAAACTTAAATCAAGTTATTGAATATATCAATGCACAAGGTCCAGAAACCAGAATCTATCTCGGAGCCGATTCAGCTCGAATTAACAAAAACAGCACGTGGTACGCTGAATATACCGTAGCAGTGGTAGTACACATCAATGGATGCAACGGTTGTAAAATCTTTGGAGAAGTTTCTAGAGAACGAGACTTTGACAAACGAATAAATCGGCCCGCTCTGCGCTTGATGACCGAAGTATATAAGGTCAGCGACATGTACCAACGATTAAATCCACACATTGCACAAGATATAGAAGTGCACTTAGATATCAATCCTTCTGATAAATATGCCAGTAGTGCAGTAATTCAGCAGGCAATTGGCTATATAAAAGGCACATGCAATACAACCCCTAAGGTTAAGCCGGATGCCTGGGCAGCATCCAGTGCTGCTGACAATCTCACATCAATTTTAGCAGCATAAATCTATGAAAAATCATGCATTAATATTCCAAGTTTTTGGCAGGCCCGATGAGTGGTCAGGACGACCACTGGGCGGTCACCGTATTGCTAGCTATCTTCGCAATGAACATGATTGGGACATAGAGGTTCTTGATTTTTTCAATCAGTGGACTATCGAAGAGCTACAACAATATGTAGACAGTAGGATAAACAGTCATACCAAATTTATTGGATTCAGTTTACTGTTTAGTATATGGCCGGATACAGCAGAACAACTGTGTGCGTATGTTAAAACAAAACACCCTTACATTAAGATTCTAACAGGCGGTGCAGTCCACCCGCAGTACAAAAGCAATCTCATTGATTTCTATGTAAAAGGCTTTGGCGAAAAAGCAGTTGAAATACTGTTACAATGGCTGTTTGGCAACGGGCCTCGGCCTGTGTTTATGTTACTCGATGCAGAAAATAGAAAAGTCATTGATGCCAACGACCAGTATCCAGCTTTTCCAATGCGCAGTTTGATGATTCAATACGAGGATAGAGACTTTATTACACCCGAGGACACCCTGGGTATTGAGTTCAGTAGAGGCTGCAAGTTTAGCTGTGCATTTTGTAATTTTCCTGTGCTAGGAGTTAAAGGTGATTACAGTCGTGATGCAGAAGATGCATACAGACATCTCAAAGAAGCCTATGACAGATTTGGTGTGTGGCACTATGCTATTGCAGACGAAACGTTCAATGACGATATTAACAAAATAAGAAAATTTGCTGATGTGGTAGAACGGTTACCGTTTACTCCATGGTTCGACGGCTTTGTGCGAGCAGATTTACTGTCAAGACCTCATGACAACGAAGAACTTGCACGAATGAATGTGCGAGGTCAATTCTATGGTATTGAATCTTTTAATCATGCATCTGCAAAAGCAGTTGGCAAGGGCATGCATCCAGACAAAGTCAAACAGATTCTGTTGGATACAAAAAAATACATGGAAAGTGTAGGCACTAAAAACTATAGAGGCACAATAAGCCTGATCATAGGGCTGCCGCACGAAAGTATTGACAGTGTGCTAGCAACAAAACAATGGTTGTTTGATAATTGGCAAACAGAAAGTTATCACGGCTTTGCACTTGAATTAACAGCCGATCCAGGAATAAAGAAAAGTAAAATAAGTGCTGAATATGAACAGTACGGATATAAACTGGTGTCGGAGAATACCAAGAACAGTTATCAAGGACGAGATGTTGCAAGAAATGGTGCTAAAATGTCTGACCATATCTTAGAGTGGGAAAATCCATACATGACCTACAATGATGCAGTGGCGCTAACAGACGAGTTTGCAAGACAAAATCTAACAAATGATTTTAGATGCACAAACTATCATTTATCAGCATTTGGTCATTTAAATGACATAAACAAAATATTGGCTGTTCCTCGTGGGGTAACAGTAGATCATCCTGATACCTATGGTGCTCACCTGCGTCCTAAGATACAGGAAGAAATGCTACGCCTCCTAAATCAATACAAAAGTAAAAAACTTAACTGGATGTCATGATAGTCAAACAACCTTATAATATTCAGCTTTGGAAACAGAACTGGCAACAGTTACCTCAAGCTAAACAAATAGAAGACAGTACAGATCATTACTGTTGGAGCTATAGAGATCTATCATTTCTCAAGGCCTGGCTCAACGACACTGTGTATATACATTCAAGAGAATTTTGCATCAAGCACAATGTTACTGACATGCAAAGTTGGTACTATCTTAGTCACTTAGAAATACAAGATTCTGACACTGCTATAGATATTGGCTGCGGATTGCACCCATGGAAGCAATATTTTCCTAACTTGATTGGCATGGACAGCTGGAAGGATATAAATCCCGACATAGTTGATGTCTTTGACAAAGAGTTTTGTTTAAACAGAACAGAATTATTTGATAAAATTGTTGCAGTTAACAGTATCCATTTTGCTAGTGCATTAGAAATGGCAGATAGAATACAGTGGATTTACAACATGTTAAAACCAGGCGGACGAGCATGGATCGGCACCAATCTTGAAACATGGTTGATGTACACCAGCCCGGAAGATTTTCCTATTATGACTCTAGAATCTGCTGTTTCTTACATTCAATCTATACTTGGAATGTGGCAAGATCTAGCAATTGTAGTTGATTATCAATTGTCTGCAGATAAACACAGCAGTATACGCAACGATCTCAACGGCAACCTCCACTTGGTATTACAGAAGCCTGTCTAGCGTCTAGGCTAAATATGTAACAGGAGTCACGAATGCCATATATCATTAATAACACTCGCGGAGAAATTGTTGCTGTCATCCCTGACGGTACTACCGACACAGAAGCTACTAGTTTAAGCCTTGTAGGCAAAAATGTTACACCCTACGGCGAAATCGAAACTGAAAATCTTGTAAAACATCTAGAGAATTTTGCTGACACTAACAGCCCAGAAAATCCACTAGAAGGACAAATTTGGTACGACACTTCAGAAGGCTATATCAAAACCTACACAGGTGTTCAATGGAAAAATGTCAGCGGATTATATGTAAGTTCTACCGCGCCGAGTGTTGAGCCAAAAGTAGGCGAGTTATGGCTTGACACTGTTAACTTTCAAGTAAAGGTATATGCAGAAACAGACAGAGGACTAGAGTGGATTACCAACAACCGGGTGCCGTTCGTGACCAGCGCACCTGACGCAGGGCTAGCCGGAGACTTTTACTTTAACGAAACATCGCAACAGCTTTTTATCAGCGACGGTGCCAGTTGGAGTCTTATTGGTCCGCCGGCTGCCACTGGTTTTCCAGGCACACTGTGGGAGAGTGCTAGTCTAAGAGATCTCAACGGTGATCCCGAGCCGGTTATTCTTGGCAAGGTTAATAACATTGTTGTAGCTGTGGCTGCCAAAAGAGACTTTATAATTCTACCAGATGATCGTCCCACAGGATTTACGGAATTGGTAAAAGGCATGACCTATGCCAGTGATGCTAGCATACTGGGCACACTAGAGCACGGTCTCACTCCTGGCAGTTATATATCCGGCAACGTGTACAATGCCAACAGTGCACAAACTTGGAACATCAATGCAAGTACCAGTAGTGTAGCAAACACTGTGGTAGCTAGAGACAGCGCAGGAAGTTTCAGTGCAAACATTATTACAGGTAACCTTGCTGGCATTGCCAACAATGTGAACGGAATTGTTGCTGTTACAAACGGCGGAACAGGCGAAACAGTGTACGGCAACGGACAGTTACTGATCGGCGACGATGGCGGTCTTAGCAAAGGTACCATATCAGGGTCCGGCTCAATCACAGTAACAAACACCGCTGGTGCTATCTCTATTGGGTACAGTGGAGGTACAGGCAACGGCACTGTGAGCAGTGTGGGTATTAGTGCAGGGCCAGGCATTTCAGTGTCAGACTCGCCAGTTACTGGATCAGGCAACATCACTGTGAACAATACTGGAGTACTTGCTGTGTCGGCAGGCTCTGGCATTGATGTGTCCGAAAGCGGCGGTACTGTTACAATCAGTGCCACTGGCAGTGGAGTAACCAGTATTAATGCTGGGTCAGGCATAAGTGTATCACAGAGTACTGGCGACGTTACTATCAGTGCCACTGGAGGCGGTGGCGGTGGCGACGGTGACATGGTGCTAGCAGATGAACAGACTGTCACAGGACGCAAGACATTTACCGGTTATGACAATATTGTAGCAGGTGCATATAGGTTTACCTATCCAGAGGACAATGGGTTTTGGTATGACACCAACAATGGCAACGCTTATATTGCAGTAGCATTTGAAAACGATACTTCAAGTATTAGATTTTACCGTGATGCTTTTCACACCGACGGGGACTCAGACCTTGGACCGCCTCCTGCACGTGGTAGTATTATCACTGCAGCAGATTTAGGGCCGGCTGTAAAAGGAGGATCTGCTATTCTTGGTGTTACCCACGCCAGTACGCCAGGATTTGGGGTAGGACTTCGCGGACAGGCAGTGAATGCTAATTTTACAGGATGCATGGTACAAAGCGAAATCGGTGCTTTAAAAGGCAAACCATACTTGCATTTCCGCGGTTATAGTGATGCATTTAGTCCGACTGTAGATGCTGTGTTCACAGTGGACAGCGGCGGTAATGTACGTTTCGACGGTGTTGCAGCTACACCAGCAGGAGACTATGCAGAATTTTTCGAATGGTCTGATGGTAACCCTGAAAACCAAGACAGAACGGGCATGTCAGTGGTACTGGAAGGCAACAAGGTTCGCATTGCACAGTCAGACGAAACTCCTGTTGGCATAGTAAGTGCTGTTCCAGGAGTGCTAGGCGACGCACCAGAACACAGTTGGCAAGGAAAATATCTCAAAGACGACTTTGGACGTCCTGTAATGCAGGAATATACAATATATTCTTGGAAGGAAACAGTCAACGGTAGAACACTAGAGCAAACAGCAACCAGTTTAGATGATGTTGAAATTCCCGAAGATGCCGTAGCAACCACGCACGACGAAGACGGACGTCCATTCAAGACACCAATGGTAAATCCCGACTACGATCCAGAAGCAGAATACAACCCCCGCAGTGAAAGACCAGAGTGGGCACCGATTGGCTTGCTGGGCAAATTAAGAATACTCAAGGATCAACCCGTGAACCCTCGCTGGATATACATGCGCAACATCAGTGACACTGTTGCAGAATATCTTTTGATATAGGTTGACACGTCGGGCGTAATCAACTATTATAATAAAACATTCACTAAAAAAGGATACGCCCTATGTCCACTTCTACAGAACATCGCAGTGTTACCTCTGTAGGTGCACGTAAACTTATTAAAAAATGCTTTGCTAAAAAACGTCCAATCTTTCTCTGGGGTCCTCCAGGAATTGGCAAATCTGAACTTGTCGAAGGCATTGCCAAAGAATCAAATGGTCTACTATTAGACCTACGGTTAGGGTTAATGGACCCAACAGATGTACGTGGCATGCCCTATTACAACAAAGAATCAGGTAAAATGGAGTGGGCTCCTCCTATTGACCTTCCAACTGAAGAACTTGCTAGTCAATATCCAGTGGTAGTGCTGTTCCTTGACGAGATGAACGTTGCGGCACCTAGTGTGCAAGCCGCGGCATATCAGTTGATTCTCAATCGTCGAATTGGACAGTATACGCTGCCAGACAATGTTGTAGTAGTTGCCGCAGGTAACCGTGAAAGCGATAAAGGTGTTACATATCGCATGCCCACTCCGCTTGCCAACCGTTTTGTACACGTTGAAATGCGTGTGGATTATACCAGCTGGTTAGACTGGGCCACTGAGAAGGCTATTCACAAAGATGTTATTGGTTATATTTCGTTTGCCAAGCAGGATCTCTACGACTTTGATGCAAAAGCCGCTAGTAGAGCATTTGCTACACCACGGTCTTGGACCTTTGTAAGCGAGCTAATCGAAGACAACGATTTAGACGAGCAAAGCCTAACTGATCTTATTGCAGGCACGGTAGGCGAAGGACTTGCAGTCAAGTTCATGGCGCACCGTAAGGTTGCAAGTCAAATGCCTAACCCAACTGACATTCTAGCTGGTAAAGTTAAAAACCTGGAAATCAACGAAATTTCCGCAATGTACAGTTTGGTTATTGCCATGTGTTACGAACTGCGCGAGTCGCTCGACAACGACAAAGTTAACGATAAGCAGTTCCACAAGATGGCAGATCTTTTCTTCCGCTTTATGATGGATAACTTTGAAACTGAGTTGGTTGTAATGGGTGCACGAACTGCTCTCAACAACTATCAGTTGCCTGTTCAGCCCACCAAGCTTAAAAACTTTGACGAGTTTCACGAGCGTTACGGCAAATACATTTTAGCCGCTAACGAATCGTAACCAGGTCAGGGCCGGTCTGTTAAATAACATAGGGCGAATGTTAGACCGGCCCTGTTTTTTTGGAATAAACAATGATTTACGACATACCGCAAGATTTTGTTGGGACATACGATACCACACAAATAGACTTTTCTGCTTGGGCACTAAAAACAATTCAGAAAAAATGGCCTCATGTAACTGATCTATCTACTATCCATGAAGTTTTATCTGTTAAAGAAATTGCACAAGTAACCAGATATGTACAAGACGAGACTAGTAAATGCACAGAATTTATGTCTATGCTGGATCAATTCTTCGCTGATAATGTTTCTCCTTTACTAGACAACAATGACTATCTTGTACAACGCCAGCCTAATCTTAGATTGGTCATTCCGGATCAAGAAATACACGGACAACGCATTAATTTTCACTGCGATGCTATAGTAGGTGGCGGAAGAGGCAGCATGACTGCATGGATTCCTATCACTGATGCATACGACACCAATTCTCTGTGGATAGCAGACGTAGATATAAGCAGAGAATTGGTTACAAATTTTATACAAAAGCAATGGACTGCTGAGAAATTTGATAGTGAATGTTTAAAAGCGGCAAAAAATATTTCGCTACAACCTGGAAAATTTTTATTGTTTGATCAAGAAAGAGTGCATGGATCTATCAATAACACTACCAATAAAACTCGTCTTAGTTTTGATGCTAGGTTTCTAGTTAAGGGGCAAGAAACTTATAAAAGAATACCTGGTGGTTATTTTCGTTTACCTGAGGATTATAAAAGAGATCAAACCACTTTACAGGATTATAACCTGCTGGTATATCTTAATCGCAACACTGAATTTACAAAACACATACCGTTTAACATGCAAAGAGCATTTATAGACTCTTATTCCAGAAAGAAAAATTTATCAAATGTAAGTGTAGATTTTTTGCCACAACAGATACACGAAGGAATGTTTTTGCACTGGCTTCCGGGTTTAGAGAATTTTATTCCGTTAAAATTTGATGGAATAATGATGTTGAGTATTTTTGCACTGCCTGATGACAAGACTCGTAGAGAATTTTTATGTAATCTTGCTGTACAACACAATAAGAAATTATTTTTTGCCAACGAAGAATTATGCATCGAAACAGCAGAAGATATTGAAAAAATCAATGAATATTATGAATACGCAGTATGGCAAGATGGAGATTTTCCCTGGGAATGATACTTAATAGTCAAGTAATACACGTTCCCAAAGAATGGCAAGACTCTTCATTGCCTGCTGTTGAACGTTATTACAACAACAGTGATGATTTATTAAAACAAAATCTTTGGAAAATACGACAAGAGTTTGGCACCAAAGGCCAACGTTGGTGGTGGAAAACTGTTTTTGTAACCAACGATGAAACAAAGACTTTAGAATGGCATGTAAGGTATATCTTTAAGTGCGCACATGATGCTGTGTTATTTCAGCTTAAATATTAAACAATATTTAAGAACTATAACAATGAAGTACACTGTGCAACGTCTTGACAAAAGATTCAACTATTTTGAGTGGTTTAAGTATCATATCAGCTTCAGTGCCCGCATCACTGTGAGTCAAGGACCTTTACATTTTATTGAATCGCAACAATGGTTTACAAACACATATGGATTCAGTGCTGAAATACGCATATGGCAGGAGATAAAAACTCACTACGCAATGCGCAATCAATTCAATCTCACATCTGGGCCAGGCGATTTTAGCGACAATTTACCTTTTGCTGTAAATCCTCACTGGAGTTGGAGTAATGCTTATCGTGATTTACGAATTTATATCGCCGATGATCAAGAACTCAGTTTGTTCAAACTAGCAATAGGTTGACAGCATAACCAAAATCAACTATACTATATACATAGAAAGTGAGGAGCATGCATGTCTACTACAGCCACAAAAGACAAAAACAAACTTGCCGATCTCGTTGGTCCCACTGACCCAGATTTAGATAGAGAAGTTCGAGAAATTCTTGTTGGCGCACGTATTGGCATGCTGTTACGTGCCAGCTTCTTTGGCAATCTTGCCACTCGACTCAAGCTAGTAAACGCCGACGAGTGGTGTCCTACTGCGGCAACAGACGGACGGCATTTTTATTACAACACTAGATTTATCAAGATGCTGAAGCCGCGAGAAGTCGAGTTTCTTTTTGGACATGAAGTATTGCATGTGGTCTATGATCACTTAGAGCGCACAGGCGATCGCGACAGAATGCTGAGCAATATTGCACAGGACTATTGTGTAAACAGCGACCTAAAGAAACACGGTGTAGGCGAGTTTATTACCACTGTGGAATGTTTGTATGACAGCAAGTACGAAGACTGGAGTTTTGAACAGGTCTACGATGATTTGCTAGAAAATGCAGACGAATCAGCAACACAAAAAATGCTAGATAAAGTGTTAGACGAACACTTGGAAGACATCTTAGATGGCGCAGGCTCTGGACAAGACACCAATGACGAAGGTAAACCTGGACCGGTGAAACTCACAGATGAAGAACGTCAGCAGATCAAAGATGAGATCAAAGAAGCAATGATCAGTGCAGCGCAAACTGCCAAAGCTAGCGATATCCCTGGCAACGTTCAACGCATGATTCAGAATCTCACTGAACCTAAGATGAACTGGCGAGATCTTTTGCAACAGCAGTTGCAAAGCACCATTAAAAATGATTATACATTTTCACGTACAAGTCGTCGCAGTTGGCACATGGATGCTATTTTACCCGGTATGGATACCACAGATGCTATCGATATTGCTGTAGCAATTGATATGAGTGGTAGTATCTCCGAAGAGCAAGGACGCGACTTCTTGAGTGAAGTGCAGGGTATTATGGATACGTTTACTGATTATCGTATTCACTTGTTTACGTTTGACACACAGGTTTACAATCCACAGGACTTTAACAGCGATAACATATCAGACATAACCGAATATCAATGTCAAGGTTGGGGCGGTACTAGTTTCGAATGCATCTTTGACTATCTCAAAGAAGCAGACATTGAACCCAAGAAACTGGTTACATTTACAGACGGTTATCCGTTTGGCAGTTGGGGTGATCCAGACTATTGCGATACTGTTTGGATTATTCACAGCAACGATGATCCAAATCCTCCATTTGGTACCTGGGCCAAATACGAATCACAGTAAAAAAATACAATACGGGCATACAGGCGGTTAAATAACAAACTATGGAAAACACTGAATCAGAAATCAATCTAAAAGTCGAAGATCTTGCAGTAATCAAGAGTATTATTGAAGTAGTAAGCCAACGTGGAGCAATCCAGCCTGACGAAATGTCAACAGTTGGTGTTGTCTACGACAAGCTTAATATATTCTTGTCATCGCTTGCATCAGACCCACAAGCAGAAGTGTCCAGGGAACAACCCGAAGCTGAAAAACCAGTTACACGTTCTGCTAAAAAAACACCCAAGGAGTAAAACATGTTTGTAAAACACATCGGTAAACACGGTGACCGAAAGGTTGCGGTGGTGTTTCGTAAAGTGCCAAATGAAGATCACATGGCATTAGTATGTTACACAGAAACATTAAAAACAGAAATGCAAGACGCTCTCATGCGAGCCGTAGAAAGTGAGCCAGGGCAACAAGCACTTGACCTGGGCGAAGCACTGCAACGAGCAATGAGTCCAGATGGACGCCCAATTCTAGAAGTATTGCATGTAGAAGGCAAAATCAAAAAAGTGTCCTGTAACCAAGTAATCATGACACCAAGTCCTAACAACACTGTTAGATTAGATGAGCTTAATACTATTCTGGATCAACTTGAGCAAGGTGGCGAAGCAGTACAAAAGCTTGCTGAAATTGATCAAAACAGCGGACTGGTTGATCCAAGTGCACAGCGCAGAGCACAGGAAATTATAGGAGCCGCAAACAACACACTGAATCCAAACGATGGATTATCTGATGAAGCACTTGCCGAAAACTTTGAGAGTCAAGCGGCAAAAATGGAAGCAGAAGCAAAAGGTCTACTAGAGGAAGCCAAACGACTAAAAGGCGAAGCCAAGGCACTAAAGCCAAAGCGCACTACCACTAGAAAGAAAAAGACCGCAGATGTATCTCAGTGATGACTTCATTGAACGATGGGAAAGTTTGATTCAAGAAATTGAAGTCACAACTATTCCCATTGAATGTATTGCTAAAATTCTACTCAAGCTGGAAGGTCGTCGACAAAAGACTATTAATGTAACAAAATTAGTCAAAGACGGCTTGAGCTACGAGGATGTCGAAGATTATGTCAACACCACAATGATCGAACTCGATGACGAGATAACTAGCATGAAGTTTACTCTCAATGTTGAACGTGTTGCAGAAATGGTTCAACCTTTAACAGATAAATTATTAGAAAAATTATGAATGTAAAACTTGTAAGTTACAGTCAGCCAAGCTCTGGCTTTTTAAATGAAGGACTAGAAGATGTTCAGGATCTTATTGCATTTGCGGCAAGAGTATCTAACCCATCAAATCAACTTAATACTGAGACCTCTGAGCGGTTACTCAACTACCTTGCAAAGCATAAACACTGGAGCCCATTTGAAATGGTATCTGCTTGCCTAGAGATTGAAACCACTCGCGACATTGCAAGACAGATCCTACGTCATCGATCGTTTTCATTCCAAGAGTTTAGTCAGCGTTATGCTGATCCGACAAAAGACCTTGCATTTGAAATACGAGAAGCAAGATTGCAGGATAAGCAAAATCGTCAAAATTCAATTGAATTAGACGAGGACAGTCGGTATGATACTGAATTGAAAACAGAATGGGCATTGGCTCAAGAACGTGTTATCATTGAATCTAGAAAAGCATACACCTGGGCCATCGAAAACGGCATTGCAAAAGAACAAGCTAGGGCAGTATTGCCAGAAGGGTTAACTGTGAGTCGCATGTACATGAATGGCACGATTCGTAGTTGGATTCACTATATTGAATTACGTGGAGACAACGGCACACAAAAAGAACACATGGAAATTGCCCGTGCTGTTGCAAAAGTAATTGCAGATATTTTTCCTTTAAGTTCACAGTATGTTGACTCCTCTATATAACAAAAAACCTGACAGAATATTTGCGTTTGGGTGTAGTTTCACAAGTTACAAATGGTCAATGTGGCCAGAGATTATTCATTATGCCACTGGCATTCCTACATATAACTACGGTCGTATGGGAGCAACCAATCACTATATTGTGAATCAAATAGTGCTTGCAAACAAGCTGCATAAATTTTCCAGTAATGATCTTGTGATTGTGGTCTGGACTGAGCCAAACAGACACGAAAACCTGCATAATCACAGCGGAAAATCTTTCTTAAAGTGGGAAAGATACCCTAGCATAGAAATTTTAGATTATGCGATAGGAAAAATGATTAATCAACTTAACGACGTTGCAACAACAATGTCGTATCTCGATGCTACAAGAGCACAGGTTCATTACTCTTCATTGAATGATTTCAGAGTAGGTCCTGAAATAGGTAAGTTCCCGGAAAGATCAACCATACTCAAGGTTTATGACAGTGAGGGTGACAGGTTTTTACCGTCGTTTAACAATATTGTAAACTTTGATGTACGCGAAAGAGAATTAGAGCTAAAACAAGTATTCAAAGGAAAATTTTTCGATTTGCATCCTTTTCCTAATCAATCTTTACGTTGGCTTACAACTTTATTTGACTATGACTTTTCGGCAGTTGAACGTCGAGTGCACGATCATGAGCAGGAAATCATTGACAGTATCAGGAAAGTGGTACTAGATCCAGGTTATAGTCCTGGTCCAGAATTTCCTGGAATAAATCCTAAGGAATTACCCGACTCAGTGTTCTTATGCCCAAAAATTAATGCGTACCACAATGATATTAGTTGGCATACGATTCTTCGTAACGGCGGCTTACCCACTCCCAACTAAATGAATCTTGTAGTTTATTTGAGTCGCCGTTGACACTAGAAAAATAATCAAGTGCAGACTCAACTGCATGCTGTGTTACTTTACTTTCACAGGCTTTCCACTGTGATAGTCTATACTCGTTTTCTATATCAGGCAAGCTAGCTTGTAGTTTGATCGTTTCACGGAATGCAGTGCGCCATTCTGTAATCTCATCACCATACACCGCAGTGCCACTTACAACAGGTACCACTTCGTGCGCTTTTTCCATTGTAAGGTCTAACTCTGTGCCAGTACTACTGAGTAAAAGATCTTTGTTATAAGCAACAGCGGCCATGTGCCCATAGGTCAATCCTGTTGTAGGATTGTGCGCATGGAAAATATAGTGCTTGGGCTGTTGCATTCTGTCAGGTTGCCAGTTCCAGTCAAAGTCTTCGGCTACATTTAGCTTTGCAGGCACTAGAATAAACCAATCAGTGCTTGCTAGCTCTGCGGCTTTTTTAAATGCTTCTAGTCGTCCGTTGATGCCTTCTACTACATGCAACTGTTGATTGTTTGGTAACACCGCACGTAGACGCTGTAAATGCGTCTGTGACACCGTTTCACCGTTGCTTACAAACACTACATCCAGTGCCGATACTGGGTTATTAGCTTGTGTTTTATCTATATAAGCATAGTCATACAACTGTGTTTTCACAACTCCGTGTGCTTCTTTTGGCACAATCACAGTGGTGGCACCACTGTCCAACGGCATAACGGTTTTAGTTTTATCTCTCCACAAGCTAACAGTAGGTATCTTGGTCGGCACAGTACCTACTGTAAACACGGTCAGCGGAGCAGCGGCAGTGTGAGTCTTTACACGATCTACATGACTGTTATCAGAATGCTCCACAACTGGCATTGGCCAGCGAGGCACAGATTGATCTGTTGCGTAGTTTACTGTTTCAAACCAATCCAATATCTCAATGTTTTCTATTCCATGTTTAAAGCTAGGCACATGCAGGAAGAACGTATCACCGAATTTTTGCTCGTTGCTAGGAAACACATGTAGCATGTGCTTTTGCCATGCTTCTGGCTGCCAAGAAAAATCAAAAGACTGATAATCACACACTGTGCTTGTTACCCAGATATACTCATCTGCCGCACTGTCTACTAGACGTTTAAGTGTGTCAAGATAATTGTCAAAGTACCGAGCTTGCTTAACCACGCGATAATTGTTTTGTAAATGATCAAACACTTGATCTCTTTCTGGATTGCCGTGGTCAATCACATAAATGCTATATGCATCAGCAGGTGCATGCACTGTTTGATTTTCAACAAAATTCAAATTAGGAAACTGTTCGATACTGTCAGCCCAGCGGCAGTGCCTATCAAACTCCCAGCGGTTGATCAAAAACGTATCACTCCACTTGTTCCACTGACTGCCAAACACATGTGTCATTGATCTCTGCCAAGGCTCTGGATGCCAGTCAAAGTCAAATTCACTGTAGTCATTTTCACTGCCGATTACCCAAAAACGCTGTGTTGTGCTTTTCTTGGCACAGCGTTTCACAGTGTCTAGCACAGAGTTAAAATAGCGCACACGTTGTATACCTGGATACCTTTCTGCTAGTGCATCAAATCTGGCACCAGAACTGGCATTACTGCGATCCATGTAAAAAATATCCAGTGTTTTTATTGTTTTACTTTCTAGTGTACGCTGAGGAATATCACCTGCAAATTTGATCTCGGTGGCGCCAGGCACGGTGTAGGTTAAATTCACACTGCTTTGATAGTCTGTGCCAAAATGATATATGTATGGAGGATCGCCTGGATCAGGTATCCAGCTAAAGTCTACTGCATCTGCATCTACTTCTTCGGGTACTGTCCAGCGCCGCTGATCGGGCTGTAGTGTTGCAACAGGATCCATTATGAATTTTCTTTCTGTTGCTCCTGGCATATGATATTCAATGGTACTCATTATTTCTGCATTATGCCATTGATTACCAAACACGTAAATGTAAGGCGGATCACCAGGGTCCGGGCACCAACTACGGTCGAACTCAAACTCGAATCCGTGTTCTGGAACATGCCAATTTGTGTTTGTTTCTAGCAGTGTTGCACGAGGATAATCAACAAACTTGCGTTCACTGGCACCGGGCATGTGGTATTCCATGGTGGGCATAATTTCTGCATCGTGCCACTGATTGCCAAACACATAGATGTACGGTGGATCGTCAGGGTCGGGTTCCCAACTAAGGTCAAACCTGCACGGACTATACAGCCATTGCCATAATTCTCCGTTGCTTGCACAGCGAGTGGCCTTTACTTCGTTTACATATTTGCGTTCAACTGCGCCTGGCACAGTGTAGGTTGCACTTGTTCTTTTTTCAGCAGGCCACCACTGATTGCCAAACACATAGATATAAGGTGGATCTGTTGGGTTTGGTCTCCAACGGAACAGTGGATCTTCCAGCAATAAGTTGTCTTGTATTTCAAACAAAGAACTGTCGTGCTTGGTTGTAACAGTAAAATCGCTTACAAACTTTCTGCCGATTGCATCTGGCATTCTGTATTCTGCGCCGCCTATTCTATCCCAACCCCATTCAACTGGAAATTCATAGATATACGGCGGGTCCATTGGATCAGGACTCCACTGTGAATCAATGCTAGCAGGATCAATATAATCCGGAATATACCAAAAAGCTGGATCACTGTATCTATGAAGAACTGGCAATTCATGCCACGTGGTTTCGGTGTAACCTGCCTTGGGCACTAGATATGTGCCGCCATCCAGCTGATGTTGATTAGGCCAGGCATGTCGTTGATGTGACTGCCACGGCGCAGGTTCCCAAAGAAAATCCCAGTTACTGTAATCAGATAAGTAATCAACAATCCAACAATATCGAGTACGAGACATTTCACACGCATGATCTATATCTCTAGCACGAACAGCATGTACACCCTCGGGTGCACGATTTCCTAGGTAAAATATATCAAACATGATTAGAATTGACGAACTTTATAACAATGTGTTTTGGCCGTGGATAAGTCAAAATATACCTTTGTGTAGAATGTATTTTTGTGATCCTCCCGGACAAAGTGATCCGGATAGTTTATATAATTATGGACATGATCTCCATGAACTACATTATATATACTTTCACGACCAAGAGCCAATTCATTTGGACCTACACAGACCACTTTTTAACGAAGTAGCAGAACGCAGCAGAGATCTTGACTTTGACCGAGAAGCTTTTGGTAAAGCAGTTGTTACCAGTGAGCACAACAGCGAGTTTGTTGATCAAATCTGCGAAGACTACGGCTGGCGACAATACTATTACTTTTTCCATGGCTGGGCAGCAATGGATTGGTACCGAGGATACAATCGATCTTGGTTGATGCCCAAGCCAGAAGACAGGAAAATGAAACGCAGTTTTATTTGTCCAACTCGCATCGTAGGCGGTAAGCGTGATCATAGAGTATTGCTGGTATATCAGTTTATTAAACAGCAAATTGAAAATGCTTGGCTGAGCTGCCCAAGAACATGCCCGGTGGAAAACATTAACATAGAAGACATTGCTGCAAAGTTTAGCATGCACTATCCAGACATCGAGCAAACATTAAAAGATGCTGACTTGCCCTGGCAATTTCCTGGTGAAACAGATCACCCAATGCACAGTTGCTGGCTGAGCTTGTTTGATGAGTGTGCCGAAAGTTTAGCATATGTTGTTACTGAAACAGTGTTTTCAGGTCGTAGGCATCATTTAACTGAAAAAACATTTAAACCAATATGTTTACAAATGCCATTTATACTGGTTGCACCGCAAGGCAGCCTAGAATATCTTAAACTCTACGGCTTTAGAACCTTTGATGATTTTTGGGACGAAAGCTACGACCAAGAACCAGACGATTATCGCAGACTAGAAAAAGTAGCTGAGCTGTGTAAAAAGATAGATAGTATGACATCTGCAGAAAGAACAGATATGTACAAGGCAATGATGCCAATCATTGAACACAATTACAATCATTTCTACCACGGAGGATTTGAAACTGTGCTTTGGACAGAACTGGAACAAATGCTAGAACAGATGCAGAAAGATTTTAAAATAAAGGGTATTGATAGATGACATCACAAATAAAAGCGTATACTAGTTGGCAACCACTGGAAGAAGTAATTGTAGGCAATGTGTTTACGCCAGAACACTTTGAATTTATCGAAGATCGGCAGGTATTCAATCAGCTTAGTCAGATACTTGAGGAAAGTGCCGAGGACCTGGATAATTTACAAAAAACCATCGAAGAATACGGTGCACGAGTACGACGCCCGGATCTACCTAATGTACATCGTTTTCATGAGCAACAGATTGCCGACCAAGGTGCTCCACTGCCTCCATTGACTCCAAGAGACTGGCAGATTACACTGGGCGATAAACTATTGCGTGTATTGCCTGTACAAGAACTGGATAATATCTGTGCAGACCTAGAAACCCATAACCCTGGACAGGTAATAAACCCGCATCAAGGAGAATGGGACGAAAATTGTGTACTCAACGGCGCAAGTGCAAGTTGCATTGTACGAGTAGGCAAAGACGTTTTCTTTGACAATTCAGACTATTTAAAACCAGAACAAACTCGCTGGATTGTCGACAATGTTCTAGGCTCAGAATATCGTATACACGAAGCTGTTACTGACGGGCACGGCGATGCTGTGTTTGCTATTCTCAAACCAGGTGTGCTATTGAGCAGCAAATGGGATGATCAGCTGGATCTAGCAGGCGACTTTCCTGGATGGGATGTTTGTAAAATCTGGGATAGTTCAATATGGGCAGCAATGGAAGTTGGCAAATTTAAACAGGAAAACTTTAACGGTCGTTGGTATGTTACAGGACAAACGCCTACTCCAGAATTTTCAAACTTTGTAGACAGTTACCTGAGTCAATGGGTAGGATTTGTGGAAGATACAGTGTTCGATGTAAACTGTTTGGTGCTGGACGAAGAAAATGTTATTTTTAGTGCATACAACAAACAGGTATTTGACTACTGCGAAAAACACAAGATCAATCCTATTGTCAGTGAACTACGACACAGTTATTTCTGGGACGGAGGAATCAGTTGTTGTACGCAAGACCTACGTAGAAAAGGTGAGTTAGAGAGCTATCTCTAGCTCTCCATATAATGCTGTATATATTGTACCTTGCCGGGCACATCTGTCCATGATTTGTGATCTGACAACGGGTCTATTTTTTGAGTAATATTGTTATCTGCCCATTTTGCTGATAGCTCTGCATTTATTTTAAACCAGTCAATTCCGTCATCGGGTACTTCGTCTTCTGCAACAATGGCATCCACAGGACACTCTGGAATACAAACTGCACAGTCAATGCACTCATCAGGGTTGATTACAAGAAAGTCAGGACCTTCGTAAAAACAGTCCACTGGGCATACATCAACACAGTCTGTGTGTTTGCATTTAATACAATTGTCAGTTACTAAGTGTGTCATAAGTCTCCTAGGTTACAAATGCACGTTCAAGTACAAACGTGCCTGGATTTTTCTTATTGCCTTCAGTGTATCCATTGGATACTAAAAGATTTTTCATGTCTTGGTTGAATGCCATACTGCCGCATAACATCACTCTATCTGTTTCTGGGTTACTATTAGTCATTATAGCGCCAGATTCAATATGTTTTTGTATACGTCCTGTGTTAACAAATTCTTCCTGAGTTACTGTCGGGAAATAATCTATGTCAAGATCTTGCAAAAACTCGTGATAACTTAATAATTCAGCAGGTGTTCTCACAGTCCAGGTTACATGTACTCGTTTGTAAATATTGAAGATTTCTCCGTCTCGTAACAAACTGATAAAAGGTGCAATGCCAGTTCCAGTTGCCATTAGCCAAAGATCGTGTCCTGGTTGCACAAATTGTGTTGTTAAACTTCCTGTTGGTCGATCGCCTACTTCTATAGTATCACCAGGTTGTACATGTTGTAGTCTACTTGTTAACGGACCATCGGGTACCTTAATACTGTAAAATTCCAGAAACGGATCTCCTGGTGCACTGGTAATACTGTAAGCTCTCATGAGATCATTATCTCCCATTCCTATCATTGTAAACTCACCAGCACGAAAAGTAAAGTCATTTGGCTTTTCTGTTCGGATCCTAAACAGTCGATCTGTGTAGTGTTCTACTTCTGTTATTTTTAATATTTCTGACATAACAACCTCTGTTTGACTTCCTCAGCATAATCCTGCTGATATTGCCCGGGGCAGTGATACGTAGGAAGTTTTAATTGATCATGATTTTTAAAATTTTCTATCCAAATCTTTTGAAGATTTGTTTCTGTTTCTAATGAATAATATTTTTCAAAAAACAGTTTATCAACATCATCGCCGTAGGTTTTAAAAAATTTTTTACTCTCGGTACGATAAAACATTCTATATACAGCATCGTTGGTCGGTATCTGCAATACAGTTCTACTCCATGCTATTGCTTTGGAATTTTCACATGCTATTTCTAATGCCTTTGCAGCTACTGACATAGCTGCAAAGTCTTGCGCAGGAGTATGTGCTAATTTGTTGTAATATTCTATGCAATCTTTATGTTCTTGAGTCTGATATTCTTTGTTACAGCTTGTAAACCATCTGTAGGTGAGTTTTTTATAAAACGGATCTTGTCCTGGTGCAAAACTAAAATCTGTTCTATAACAATCAGTAAACCCTAAAAAAATATAATCAGGATTAATTTTTAATCCTTCAAGCAGTTGACTGAGTATTCCAGTATTACTTGCGCCAGGTATTGCATAATTAGTTACTTCAAAATCACTGTTTAACAATTCACTCCAATGAGTGTTGCGATATTTTGGTGTTTGATCTTCGGCATGAAAGCTGTCACCTACTACTAGCAGTCTAGGTTTCATGGTGTACACACTCGTGTGTTATATAATTTCTCGAATCTTTGTGCATCTTCAACCGTATCAACCATCGGTTCGCCACGGATATTCAAGCTGGTGTTAAGCAACATAGGACAGTCTGTTAACACGTACCATTTCTCTAAAAGCTTTCTTATACCACTGGCGCTGTCCTTGGGTACAGTTTGTACTCTGCTGGTGCCGTCTACATGCACAATAGCAGGATACAATTCAGGATGTTTACAATAGGCAGTAACCTGCATGTAAGGACTGCTGGAAAATCCTTTGGGCATTGCAAAGTATTGATCTGCATATTCTTCCAAGATCACAGGTGCAAATGGACGAAACTTTTGACGTTTCTTAATAGTGTTTACTAGATCTTTGATATCGTCGCCTCTAGGATCTGCTAGTAGACTTCTGTTGCCTAAAGCTCTAGGACCAAATTCAGCACCTCCGGCAGCTACACCTACAATGCGATTTGTTAGCAATTCGTCAAGTAGTTCGTTAACTGGGTATTCACCTTCGATGCATGTACCGATGTAAGGGTGTTGCCAATTCACACGCTTACCGTAGCGCAATGCTGCACAGCCAAGTCCGCTGCCGGCATCACCAGGATTGGGCATGATCCATACATTGTCAAAGTTGAATCCAACATTGCGATTTGCAACACAATTAAGTGCTACGCCTCCCATGTACACTAGATTCTTGCTTTTTCCCAGTTCAGCAGCTATACACATAACATCTTGAATTAATTCTTCGGTAATGGTTTGAGCTGCAAATGCTATTTCTTCGTTGCTGTAGTCTTCCCAGTGACTGGCATCTATGCCTGTGTGAAAATTTTCTCGAAACTGTAGTTTGTTGTCTTCATAGAAATAACGCTGTTTCATCTGTGATTCAAGCATGTTGTTGCTCATAAGCGACTTGGCTTTTTCGTGTCCAAACGCTGCCATGCCCATGGTAATATATTCTTCGTCCATTGGACGTAGACCTACACGTTGCGTAATAGCACTGTAAAACAATCCAATACTGTGAGGATATCTTTGCCCCCAGAGTTTTTTATAACGTGCTCGTCCGTTGCGATCATAGTATGCATGATATATGCTGATGGTGTCAAGTTCGCCAATGGCATCAATAACAACCACTGTGGCATCGTCATAAGGAGAAGTTTGAAATCCTGCGGCTGCATGACTGAGGTGATGCGGATAACAGCTGGTGGTTAAATTGCTGTTCCAGTGATCTCCGAGCATGAATTTTAATGTGCCGTTTAGGCTCCATTCAGACCGGGTTGGTTGTCCACTGATCCATTGTTGCATATTGTGCATCCATGGACGTTCGTAGTATGCAACATGTTCAATTGGATATTCAAAACAACGATCCATTATGGATTTACAGAGATGCCGGTCGTGTTTATTCTTGCTGAATCTTTCACTGTGTGTTGCAAATTGGATATTGCCATCACGATCAAGCACACACACACCTGCATCATGGAATCCTGCACTAATTCCTAGTATCATGTACGGCCTTACTTGTAGATGAAAGGATCTCTTTTACGAAGTTCCTTGAGTTTTCGCTTATATTGAATATGCAGTTTGATTCTGCGATATGTGTCAAGCACCCAGCGAAATGTAATAATATATTTTAACGTGTTCATGGTTTTCCCCTTGCACTGTAATTATCAATGATCGGCCAGTGCCCGAATTTGTTGAGCCATGTAGTCTTGATCACTCCAGTGATACGAATACTCTGCATGTTGATCATTGGTACTAACACTGTGTACATCTAAATAATCGTTAAGCAGTGCCCAAATGGTTTCAAAATTATCTGTGCCAAAGCTAGCATGCAAGTCTACTTGCCCTATCTGCGGATGCCCAATTGTGAGACTTTTGTCCTCAGGATCAAATCCGTTTGCTATTAGCCAACTTCTAAAATCTGCCATTTCACGTTGAAAAAATTCATAGTTGCCAGGATTGTTTGCCCATTCGATATCAAAGTCTCCGGCAGCTTCGGTTTGACTGTTCAACGATGTAGTAACCAACTCGTCAATTCTGCTGTCTCGTCCTTCGTCGTGAAATACTTCCCAGTGATGTTTACCTACAGCTTTGTTAACTCCTACAAATACACCGCCCAATGGTCTGGCCAGTGTTTCTACTCCAAACAGTTCATAGTCACTTTCGTCTAATGTAAATCTCGGAGCATTGAGCCAGCACATCAATTGACTAGGTCTACGCCACTCAGGTGCATGTAGTTTTTTACGCATGCTTAGTACAAGACTTTCGTATTCATGGCACAGCAAATTCAGCTGACGTATGTGCCAGCGAGTCATGTCGTTTGCCTGTTTGTAATAAGGGCTGATATCTGCACTGGTTCCTTGTAGATCTTCAAAGTATCTATGCAACCAATTCATTTTTTCCTGAACCAGTTTGTGCCCGGGTAAATCCTCACCTACTGGTCCAGTGGTTATTGTGTTTTCAACTGTGAAGTGGTCATGAATAGCATAGTCCAAGTTGCTAGCGTTGATTGCTGCAATGCTGCGATTGATTTGATCGCAGATGTATTCTGCACTGCGTTCACCGTCAGGAAAGCCAAAAAAGCAATAGTTCTTTTCTAGATGTAGATCTCTGCTTAGTATTGTGTTTAGTGCGTCAAGCCATTTTCTCGACAGGCCGTTGTCGTATACATCAATGTGCACCGGCAACAGTGATCCTGATGTACGATTCTTTAGCTCGATTGAAATTTTATCCAATAATTGGAATTGATTGCCACCAGTCATAAATGTCTCTGTTGTGTTCCTGTAAAATATCGCCGTATCCATAGTTATCACTGCGGATACTCTCTAGTCGTAATACTCGCTTTTTACCTGCGACCAATCCTGACTGCCAGTCATCTGGCCATTGTTCTTGAAAGGTTGGCCTGTTTTTTAGCTGTAATAGTACGTCTTTTAGTGCGCCATTGGGTACGCTCTGTGATAAGCTGTCAACTTGTTTATCTAACAATTCTCGAGGCAATGCCAATGGACTTAGCACAATATCCGGAGAGAATCCAAATACAACTTTTGCTAGTATATCCACACCCAGATCGTCGGCTAGCTGTTGCATAGGCTCTACTTCAAACAGCCCCGGCAGTGTGAGTGTGAAGTCTAATCGCATTTGTCTGCGATTTTTCTGTAGGTCTACACCTTGTTTAAAGTTATCTAAAAACTGTTGATAATTCAAGCCAGTGCGTATGTATTCGCCGATTTTACCAGTGCCATCTATGCTAGCACATATCTGCCAGTCTCGTATGTTACTGATAATGTCTTGATATAGATGCGCACCTTTGTACTCAATTCTACTGAGATTTGTATTGTACCGAGCATAAAGTCCAGGACCGTCTCCCAATTCTACGATCCTGGACATATACCTCCAATGTTGCTCATACATTAGAGGTTCTCCGCCTACCCAATAAACTTCTTGCACCCTGTGTTCTTCAACAGCTTGAGCAAATTCAGCTTCAATCTGAGTGTCTTGAAATTTGGATATTTCTGCACGGACTTCGGGACGCATCCAATTGTTTTTAGGATTGTCCCAATCGATCATGTTGTGTTTTCGTTGTTCAGTTTCCCAGGCTGAACTCAACATGTCCCCGCAGGTTCTGCATTTAAAGTTGCAGAGATTACTGAAACGATAGTCCCAGCTAACAGGTTGCATACTGGTATGTCCTGATTCGTCTGTGTTTTCCCATATATCGTCGTAGTGATGCTTAAACAGATGCCAGAAATAATCTCTATATACATCAGTGTTTAATAGTTTGTCATTGCACACTTCGCACTCGCTGAGGGTTTCGCCTGACATCATTCTACGGCGCACACTTTTCATGTGCTCGCTGTTCCAGTGTTCTTCTAGAGTGCTTGGTTGGTATTCGCCAGTGCCTGCGTCTGTGTCAATGTACTGTTTGAAATTCTGCGCAGGTTCTCTGCTGGCACAACACATTCTGCGCTCTGTTTGTGGACTGAGATAGGTGTGTGTCCACGGAGCCATACACAGACTGTGCGGTTTTTCTTTAGGTTTTGTCATTGTGTAAAGAGGCTACTCTGCGTCTTAGATCGCTGCTGCTGAACCGATGTTCTCTTTTATTGAAGTATAACTGAATACCACGCTTTTTGCAAATATCTTTGCCAGTGAAGTCATGCTCTCTGTATTCTTCTCCAAGTATGCGCACATCTATGTGCATCATTTCTAAGATGTCTTCTAAATCTCTTTCATTTTCGTACACAACAATTTCATCTACATAGCGCACAGCCTGTAGCTGTGTATATCTTTCTACCAGTGTTTGCACAGGAGAGTTTTTGTTAGCACGGTCGCGGCTTGGATCCACTTGAAGTCCTACCATTAAGTAATCGCACTGTTCCTTTGCTTCGCGCAGCATTGCTACATGTCCTGCATGTAACAGGTCAAATGTACTACAGGTAAATCCTACTTTCATTGCACACCCTCATACTCAATCCATTCTGCTAATTCACTGTGATGATCTCTAAGGTCTTGACTGCGCTTGAAATCCAAGTCTCTTACCTTCATGCGTAGTATTTGTCCGTCGTGACTTGGGCCGCCGTTCATAAAATCAATTATACGCTCGAACTCTTGTTTATGCTTGGGTCCAACATCGGCACTGCGAAGTCGCTGTTCGATTTCATGTTTTGCACGACTAGGTAATGTGCTAATACTGAAATAATAAGCTTCGTGCATCATGTTCCAGTATACAAAATCAAACTCCTGCTGGTCAATCCAATTAGCCAGTGTTTCTAGATATGTAACATTGAACACATTTACTGTGCTACATACCTGAAGTTGTATTATATCAGGGTAACGTTGTTTAAGCTCCCGGAAACGAGAGATATTCTCGTTTACTAGATTCCACTCAGCATTACTGCGTTGATACTCAAAGCGATCTTCTACATCATCTATGCTGAATGCAATCTCAACAGTCTTAAAGTGCTTCCAAAGATCTTCGCCGGATTCTGGATAAATTGTACCGTTTGTGTTGTAGTGAATTTCTACATTGTTTGCGATGCCTTTGTCAACCAAGCTTTGCAAGATGCCAAAGTGTTCTTGAATCATAAACGGTTCGCCGCCTGTGAATTCAATATAGCGTATATCATCGCTTACATTATCAAATTGATCCCAGAACGTTTCAGTTTCTTTTGGCCAGGCACCTTTTTTCAACATCTCATAGTGATAGCTGTCTTTTTTATCGCCTTCTTCTCTTCTATGAAATTGCAATTCCTCGGCAGCAAACTGTGAACTAGACCATGAACCACAAATTCTGCACTTGAGATTACAGATGTTGCCAAGTTTGAGATCAAGAAACATCAAAGGTTTAGCATCCACAGTCCATTCCTGTTCCGGTAGCACATGTTTCAAGCGATCCAAAGTGTGCATGCGTTTACTGGTACGGCCTGCACGTTCTTCCTTCCAGCATTTCCTACATGTGCGAGGTTGCTTGCCATCTAGAAACTGTTGTCTTAAATCCTGCATGTAATCGCTGCGTTGTATTTCACCCAAGTCGCTGGCAATAAGTTCAAATTTTTCACCGTTGTTGTCTTTGATTTCGTCTTCGGCAAGACAACAAGGTCGAACTGTACCAATGGGACTGGTTTCTAAACTAATCCATGGTAATACACAAAACTGTTCGTGTGGTAAATTCATCGTAGTGCCTCTAATTCTGGAATTTGTTCTAGTATGTTTTCGTTTCTTATTTGATCAAGCTGATCGGTCTTGGACCAAAACTCATCTATTAGTGCTGTGTTGTCTGTGCTGTTCATAAACCGTATTGCACTTTCGAAGCCTTGGGTAGCACGTTGTAGATCATCCTGCGGACGCAACCATTCCAGGTGTTGTTCCCATTTGTGTTGTAGTTTTGCTTTGTACTCTGCAGGTGCAATGTCAATCCTGTAATGCCTTGGATCTTGTAGTATGTTAACATTGAGATCCTGTGCACGTAACAAACCTTTGTTGACCCAGTCTTGGTGGAAATCAGTAATATGCCATGCATTCATTATACTCAGTGTAGGACTAATATAAAAGTCCACGTCAGGACAGATTTCCAGCATCTGCTGTCTGTTGCGTTCCACGTTTGCCCAGGTAGTGCCTTTGCGAATATACTCTGCGTGATTACCCATTGCATCGAGACTGGCACCGACAGCTACACTGTCAAACTTTTTCCAGTAGTCAAACACCAGTCTATCCTTGAGTTTGACTTCAGTAAAGTTGCTGTTGTAGATTAAACGTACATCAAATCTGCCGCGACGTTCAAGTTCTTCTAAAATGTTGTAGTGTTCTATCATCAACAGAGGCTCACCGCCAGCAAAATAAATTTGCTCTACGTCGTCGATGTGCTCGACCAACTGTTCCCACATATCAGTTTCGTGTCTGCCAGCATAGATAAGCACACTGTTTTGTTTTTTCCAATCGTCACCTGCTAGCTTGGCTTGATCTTGATACCAACTACTAGAGAATATATGTCCGCAACTTCGACAGCTTAGATTACAGAGATTACTAAAACGTATGTCCCAGTAGGTCATTGAAAATTGGTCTACACTACCGTCTTGTTTGGTATCTTTGATGCGTTTAATATGGTGACCATGGTGCTTGTTTGCGCTTTGTCTTCCTGAGAAAAATCCTGCATCTTCTTGCTCATAGCATCGAGTGCACCAAGAGTTTTCTTTTTCAGATAACATGTCTCTGCGAAGTTCGCGCATGCGCTCGCTGTTGTTTATATTCTCTAGTGTGTCCTGCTTGGCATTACCTGCAGGGCCTTCACGCATTTCAGCATGACAGCATGGGTACACATCACCAGTGGGATATGCATGTAAATGAATCCATGGATATATACAAAAGCGTTTACTGCCAGTGAGATAAAACTGTTCACTGTCAGTTACGTCATTGAGATTAATTTTAATTGGATTTAGACTACCGTAACGATATTCGTCTTTTTTACTAGTGGGTAATCTTTCTAATATTCTTCTATGATGTAGATCTTGTTCAACGTAGACAAATTCAACTGACACAGGGTCATTGCTTAGATCTTTTAATCGACTTTGTTGTTCTTGCCAGTGTGAGCTATTAGTTACTATTATAACAAAAAAATTGCTAATGTCAACATGGTTTAATGCCAGTTGCAGATTTTGCAACACCAGGCCCACAGTATCATCTTGTACATAACTGTCAGTGGTAGTTGTAAACACCAGGCGTTCTTGGTCACTGTAAGCATCCTTTCGTAGTCGTGCAAGCAATTCAACCAACTGTTGTTGCATGTCTTCGTAGTGCAATTCAACATAATAATCAAGATCAACAGTGGACACAACTGTGTAGGTTTTTTCTATACTGTTTAAGGTATTTTCATATTTCATAAATTGTTGTACCATTCGGCTAGACGGGGGAACGTTACTGCAAAGTTCTTGTTACGTCTTCTGTCATACTGCTCAAAGAAACGTTTGAAATCTTGTTGTAAAAGCTTGATATCATTCTGCCCTTGTTGAAGTTCATAGGGCGTAAGATCATGTTTAGTTACATCTTCCTTGTGCGGATCTACTACATTGCGTATGTATTTGCTGATACGCTGAATATGGTCTCTTTCCAAATGGTCGATTACATCTAACACATCAGTACTGGCCATGAATTCATCAATTTCATTTGCAATGGTTTCTCGGACATCTTCGGGCAACACAACAATGTTTTGAAATGTTGGGAAACGTACTGGATTAATAGTAAACATCAAATTTTTGCCCTGAGGTTTGGCGGTTTTTTTCTTTTCTACCAGCCACTTTAAAAAATCAACAAAGCCATCAGCATTTGGTGCATTAATAGTGCCAATAATACTGATATCCCCTATGTCTTTGCTTGCAATTAAACGATCAAGATTTCGTTCCCATTGTTGCCAATCCAGACCGTCCCTCACATACTCGCCCTGAGCACCAACACTTTCACTGCTAACATAAGTCCACACAGGTAAATCTATCCTGCTGATTTTGTCTAGCATTTTGTCAACCACTTTATCGTCGTATGCAAGATTGGTTGTGATTTCAATCCTGCATGTTGCCTTGCTTGGATTTTTCTCTAGCCAGTCCAACAGTCTCCACATATGAGGGCTCATCATCGGCTCACCGCCTGTGATACGCAGTTGTTTTAAACTGGCAGCTAAACTGTCTTCCCACCACTGAAAAAATGCTTCTGCGTACTGGTTAACTTCGTTGGGTCCACTGGTCATGCTGTCATCGCAAGGCGAAACATAATGTTGTCTGCGATCAGTTTCCAGCCCTTCATATGCGCCGTTATTGCGCACATCAGTTGCCCAACTGCTGCTGATACTAGGACAACAATAGCTGCATGCCAACTGACAGGTTCTATCAAACGCAATTTCTAAATATAGTAAATCAACATCTTGATCAGCTGGAGCATCAAATGCTGACTGTAATTGTTCTTCACTGGCAATAGTACTTAACCAATACCTATCTGCAAGATTATTAGGATCTGTTTCTTCCATAACCCAACAAAATTGACAGTTAGCTGGTTTCTCGCCACGTTGCATCATTGCACGTTCATTTTTCTTAACTGAGGTATTGTGCAATGCTCGGGGATTTTTTTTAATCTCTTCTATATCAATTGCATGCGGTGGATTGTGATGGCAACTTGTAGTCCACCCTTGCTGAAGCCACACACTGGCATTATACCACTTAGCACCACAGAAGCTAGGACTCTTGCTGTTAAGCACTCGATCTTTCCACTCTCGGTATTCAGTGTTGTTGTAGAGTTTTATTTTTTTCATAGTTGGGAGTACCAGCTGTTTAGATCAGGAAATGCTGTAGCAAAATCCAAGTCTCTGCGCTCGTCATACTGCGAATAAAACTTTTTAAAGTCGTTTAAAAGTTTTGGATGTTCAAAGGTTTCTGAGTGCGGAGTTTTTACAACATCTAAGTAATCTATTAAACGTTGTAGGTGATTGATTTCGTGTTGATGTAGCAGTGTATTGTTCTTGTGAGTATTTAACCATGATTCAAGATCTTGTTTATATTTTGTGCGTATGTGGTCAGGAAATATCAACGGACTCTGAAAACTAGGAAAACGTAAAATATTCAATGTAAAGTTAGGACGGTCCTTGCCAAACTCTGCTTTCCATTCTAGTACCCGATCTAAAAATTCAGGTAGACTGTCCAGGCATAGTGCATTGATTGTGCACATGTTATGCAAACTGCGTATTTGCGGACTGCGTACCAATAGGTCCATATTGCGTAACCATAGATTCCAATTTAATCCGTGGCGGATGTACTCAGCTTGCTGATCCATACTTTCGTTACTGGTGTAAATATCCAGTTCGATATCTTTGCAAGCATCCAGTAGTTCTTGAATCTTTTCAGTAGGCAGGCTCAAGTTGCTGTTGATAGCCAGGCGAGTTTTACTTTTTCCACGATTTTGTTTAAACCATTCAATCAGTCTCCAGGTATATCCGCTCATCAATGGTTCGCCGCCAGTGATCCTCAATTCTTTCAGTGTGCGGTGAAGATCACTTTCCCACCAACGAAAAAATGCTTCTACATATGGGTTTTCTTCATTGATAGTAAATAGTTGTGCACTGTCATGTGGATGTGTAAAGTGATTACGACCGTCACTGACCAGTCCGTTGTATGCGCCATTGCGTTTTACGTCCTTTACCCACGTACTGGAAAATGCAGGATTACAATAGCTGCATGCCAGTTGACAGGTTCTATCAAAACTAATCTCCAGTGTTTGCAGATCTATATCTGCATCCGGGTCTGTTTCAAAAGCAGTTTGCAGATCATTGTCGTTATAAATCACACTTTTATACACACGATCGCTGACTGCGTCACGACCCATGTCTTCTATTTTCCAACAGTACTCGCACCCAGGTGGACGCTCGCCACGCTGCATCATTGCTCGATCTTCTTTTTTCTCTGGCGTGTTGTGCAATAGCTTGGGATTATCAGTGATATCCTTTACAGGCACCAGATGCGCAGGTGGATGATGACAACTAGTAGTCATGCCCGACCCAAGCCAGATAGTAGCATTGTACCACTTGGCTCCGCAAAAACTAGCACTTTTACTGTCTAGTACTCGCTTGCGAAATTCTAAGTCTGATTCGTTGTTAAGTCTTGTCATGTTAATATGTTACCCAGCCGTATTCAAATTCAGGCAATACTTTAAGTATATTCCGTTTCCTAATATTATCTCTTAGTTTTATTTCCTTACAAAACTCATCCCAGAGTCCTCTATTAAAAAAATATTTTTGGTCAAGGAACTGTTTAAGTCCTGGATGCAAATCCTTAACTAATTCAATCTTGTTAACTGCACCAGCGTAAATTTCCGGGGGTAGATTGTTCCAAGTGTATATTCGCGGAGTAAACAGTTTTGCAAAATGACAATTTAATTGTTTTTTATTTGCATATTCTACAACTTCTATTATACGACAGAAATTTAAATTTGTCACTGTACAATTAAGTGTAATGGCATTTAGATTATCAATTGTTTTAAAAGTATCTATATTGGAGTCAATGTCATTCCACTTACTAGGAAATCTAATATACTCATTTACAGGTCCTACTCCATCAATACTTATCATGATGTCAACACTGTTGAATTTTGAAAAAATCTCCTGCCACTTTTCAGGAAACACTGTTCCGTTTGTCTGAATGCGCAAGTGTATTTCTGAACACCAATCAGGATCAGCATCAATCAGTAACTGTTGTATCTCAGGCACAATCAAGGTTTCGCCTCCACGAAGATCCAACACTTCTATGTCTTGCTCGACAACACTAGCAAAAATTTCACCAAGTCGCTCTGAAGTGTATTGACAATCGCTCTGTCGTGGTGTTGACTTACCTATAAGTCTGTCTTCTGCTAGTAACATAGAACTGTCTTGAGGAACACACATTAAGCATTTCAGATTGCAAAGATTGCTTACGTGAAATTCTATACGTCGAGGGAACTCGATATTTAAGTCTGCATCTGTGATATTAATAGCAGCTAGAGCTTCTGTTCTTGGTGATGTTCCGCTAGCTTCTTCCTGTACATAGCATCCATTGCAATAGCTGTTCTTTTTACCAGCAATCATGTCACTACGAAGACTAGTCATTTGGTCACTTAAGAAAAAATCTTGTATACTGTGATTATTCAATGAGTAGTCTGGCTTAGCAAAGCAACATGGTGATTGTTTTTTGTCGTTGCGAATTACTACGCTGGTAAATGCATATGGACAAATAGCTTCATTATTCTCGGTGTTTATCACTGTAATCCTCGATATGCTGTATTATTTTTTTATGTTTTGCGTAAGAAGCAAATCCACCATGCGCATTATCATATTCATGGTCTATGTTTTTGTATTCTTCAACATGCCAGTAAGGATGTAATGTATTACAACTGTCAATTGATTTTTTCATTGGCAACTCTAACCATGTACATATATGTGCTAAGGTTTCCTGCGGCGAAAAAATTATGTCTTTTAAAAGAATTTTCTTAATGTTTCTGTTTTCAATGGCGTCGTTGAAGTGCGCAGGAAAGGCAAACAAATTGTTGGCAAAATTCAGTGCAGATTCTTTGTGCAAGACAGTGTGTAAAGTGCGCAATACATCTTCTAATTCAAAATTTTTATTTTGTATTACAATCAAATTTTTTACTCGGGTTTGTAAATAGCCAAACCATTCGTTGATGTTTATCTTGTGTTGCTCTAAGAGCTTATTATGACTTTCGATTGATGTTTCATAAAACAGATTATCACTGTCAGTAATATGATGTAAAACCTCCGTTAAGCATTGGCTAGCTACGCTGGTATTATGTACAATTAAATTACAGTCTGCAAGGGTTTTGTTGACTACCTGATCGTAAATCTCATTTAATATTTTTTCTTTTTTTTCTGCAATGTAAAATACAGCAGGATAAATGTTTCTAACTTTTGGAGTAGCCAACAAGTCTACAAATTCTTGACTCTGTATTGGTAACTGTTTTAAACAGTCATGATAAATTATGCTGTCAGTACTTGATATTGATTTTAATTGTGTTAAATGTTGCCTTATTTTTTGTTTATGTATATCTGGAATTTTTTCACGCAACACTGGATTTTTATCTCTGAACAAAGTTAGAATTTTTTCATCTTGATCTAGGTACGCCTGTCTATCCTGCCAAAAATTGATAGATTCTTCTATCTCCTTGGTAGATCGTGCACTATTCTTATGTTTCCACCATTGACATAAGGTAGTTAACGTCTTCACTGGTCTGTTAACCAACTGTTTCATTTTAACTACATGTAAGTTGCAGTGTTCGATACTGTTAATCTGGTTTGATGCATTTTGAAAAGTAGAGATTGCTCTTGCTAGTTCAATAACATTTGTAACTTTTGTAAAACTGCAAAAGGGCATTTCGGGTTGTCTATTGTTGAGCAATTCTAGTATGCAGTTTGTAGGATCAATGACCACTGTAGGACCCGTGTCTGCAATTTCTAGAATGTCAGATTCTATGTCATTGACATTGTAATGTAATCTCACTATGCTACTTGTTGTGTTTGTATTTGTAAGATGATATTCATCGTGTCTATTGATAAAATTATCACGATAATTGTGTACGCTACCGTTTTCGGTTATAACGTCTTCAATGCTTTGGTAATTTAGATCATCTAACCATCCTAGTGCCCAGCATAAAAAGTTTCCGTAATCTCCGCCTGTATGTACTACACGGAGATCAAACTGTTCGAGATATTTCAAATAGTCGTCATGCATGATTGTTTTTACTCCTATACTCGCACAGCTTCCACCAGTCGCTCATCTCTGGAAAAGTTTCCTGGAAGTTTGTATTTCTTCTTCGATCATGCTCGCTGAAAAATCTATAAAAGTCAGCCTGTGCACAATGTAGAAATTCTGTGTCTAAATCTTGCCCGTTTCGCATCCAGGCAATGTCACGATCCAATCTCTGTATTTCGTAGTCCTTAAATCCTTTAAGTCGTGTGTCTGCTGTTTCGGCTTGTGCAATCATCCAGCTCCACAATCTTTCCAGTTGTACTACATAGCTTTCTGGCAGTATCTGCAGGCTCTGCCACTCAGGTTGTCTTAGCACAGGAGTATCAAACCAAACTCGCTGATAGGTCTCGCTGTACACTTTACGCAAGCCCAGTATACCAGCAAATAGATCACCTAGGCTAGGAACACTGAGATTGTTCATAGTTACAATAAAAGTAAGACTGCTACGCTCTGGCACTTCATTTAAAAATTGATTGCATCTATCCCACATGAGATCAAAGTCAAGACCGTTGCGCATGTATTCTGCTTGCTTGCCCCAGCCGTCGACACTGACAAACTGCATATAGTGTTCAACATGTCCTTCGTTGCACAAACGCTTGACATATTCTAAATATTTTTTCCACAAACGTTCATCAACGCTGAAATTACTAGTAACATTTAAATGCAATTTGGGATTAGGATTTTCCAACACATAATCAAATACACGATAGGTATTTTTATCCATCAACGGCTCGCCACCGGTCATACGAAAGTGTTCTAGTTCTGGATATAGTTCAGGCCACCATTTCCAAAATGCTTCTACATAAGGATTGTGTTCTCTTGCAGGTATCGGGCGGCGATCTCCTTGAAAGTGTTTTGGGTCGTTGTGCGGTGTACTAGTAGGCCATGCACCATGTTTTTCAGTTTCTTCCATCCACGAACTACTAAACTGCGGACTGCAATAGCTGCACCGCAGATTGCATGCACTGTTAAAGTTTACTTCTACATATGCAGGATTCACATCTTCGTCACCGGTGCTGGCAATAATATTATCAAAATCTTTGGCGGCCCACGGCTCACCTGATCTATAGTGTCTGTCGCTGAGTTTACCGTTATCCTCCATTGCCCAACAATAGCTGCATTCTTCTGGACGTTCTCCGGCAAGCATACGTTTACGCTGTTGTTTTTTCCAAGCAGTGTTGTGCAGTGCGCTGGGATTGTTTTCGAGTTCAAGTGCATCAATTCTATGCAAAGGAGGATGATAACAACTGTTGTTATAGCCATTGGTGAGGTGTAAACTAACCTGTTTCCACTTTGCTAGACACATGCCAGGGCCAACCTGATTCAGTGCGTCTCGCATGTCTTCTGCGTTGGTAATAAACCCACTGCGAAAGTCTTTGTTTACTTCGTCACCTTTCATAGATCTTTTTTATACTCTGCGTAGATTTGATCGCCGTTGTACTTTTCTGGACAGAATTTGCACTGCGGTATACTATTGCCGATATTGGCAAAGAACTGTTCTTTGTTTTCTGCGTCTACTGTTAGCGGTTGATAACTTTGCATGAGTTTTCTGTCACTGTTACTTAATTGTAATTGATACTGCGAGTCAAATTCTGGCAGCAGTGCTACCACGCCACACTTGTAGAGTTTTCCGTCTATCCAGTGGTGACAATTTTTCATGTGGCAATTGCTGTGAGCCAATTCTGGATCGCTGTTGTGTAACCGCTTTACACCAAGTTGATCTATTATAGATCCTTGATGAAACCACCAGTTGTATTCAATCCGGGTAGCAATGCCATTGCAGTCTCGCAAAATTCTGTAAACATTGTACGGATCATCGTTGTTTACAGTATCGATCACTGGCCCTTCTAACCATTGATGAACTCTAGAAACCACATCCGGTACATGATTTTCGTTGTGTATACCAACCCATACGCTAAATCTGTCTTTGTACTCTCTATTGAGATCGTAAAGATCTTGTCTGTGTTCAATTCTATAGCCATTGGTAATCAATCGCAAGTATGTGTCGGGCCAAAGCTCAAGTATGCCGCGGCACCAATCAATTACATCTGGATTAAGCAAAGGTTCTCCACCAAGCACTGCACAGTGTCTAATAGACACAGATTTACTCCACTCTCGGTACACAGGTTCTAAATCTGCCCAGCGTTGGCGTCCACGGAAGTTGTAGTTGTTGAATCTGTTGCAACCAGGGCAACTGAGATTGCACACATTGGTAATGTAAAATTCAGAATAATCTAATTGGTGCATGGTATACTTGCTATAAAATCTTTGTTCATATCCAGCAAAAGCTGCCTATTGTGCTCTAGTGTGGGCAACATTTCGTTGTAGATTTTTTTGATTTCGTCGGCGGGTTTTTTGGCTAGACGATCAATTACTTTTTTAATCTCGCCTGGCTGCCAGTCAGCTGGATCTTCGGCATAACCTTCGTCCCACCATTGATTAAAAGTTTTGAATCCTAATTTTTGTAATCTATGTAAAAAATGCTGGGACCCTTGTACTATAAACGGAGTTTGCATTATGATAGGTCTCCAGATTTTTTCTGTTGGGAAAAATGTATTTCCTACATAGGAAGTTTCGCACACAATTTCTACAAAAAAATTTCTGTATTGCGAATACATGTTACAGTGTTGATTCATTAAAATTGGATACTCTACTGTTTCCTGTAATCTGATTGGACAATGCCGTAAAAAGTTTGATATAGACGCAAGATCACCGGTTCCTTGTATTTCTACTAGAGTGTCAAGTCCAAGGTTGTTCTTATGATAATCGTCTGAGTAATCATAATGAAAAGTTTGATTTGTTTGCTGTCTATACTTGTTGAACAAGTAACTGCTTAGATCCAGTCTATGACAATTACTACGTCCTACAAAAATACCAAATGTTTTTGTAATATCTTTGTTGATTGGTTTGTTTTCTAGTTTTTTAACAGTGTTAAAAACAAAATGATTAGGAAAAACAGTTTCGAAATTGATTTGATCAACAGACTGCTGATAGGTATTGCAACTTGTAACAGTGATATTATCGAGATTATAATTGTGTTCTTTGCAGATACGTATCAATGAATCGAATATATCTAGATTTTCAAAAGCAGGTCCTTCAGACAGAAGATCAATACACACAGGTTGATTGTTGCAAACAGCCGATGTAAATTGCGAAACAACTTCTATTTTGTTCCACACATAGCTGTCGCTGGTAATCAATCGTATTGTTACCACCCTTCGATCTGCCTAATTACATCAATTTCACGGACCATTATACCGCGATTGACCCAATCGCTGCGATAGTGCTGTTTAAAAAATGCACTGGCAGTGTCAGAAAAGTCAGCCAGTGGCAACTCCAGTTGTGTTGCTAGATCTTCACTTACACTGCCGATTACTTCTCTTGGATGCCGATCTTCAACTGTGGTCCACAATTCAGCTAGTTTGTCAAAGTCTTGCACATCTTTATAGTTCCAGTTGGTTAACATGGTCATGTAAGTGCCTTGCCTGGCACCTGCAATTGCCCATTCACCGTTTTCCACATCGTAGCCAACGTTGTGCCAGATAGTCAAATGATCAAGATTTCTTTTGTGAACGCTATCTTTGAATTCATCAACACTGGGCTTTGTGCCTTTGTTGAGGCACATTTTTACACCTTCTCTGAATCCTGCCCGCCATGCATGAAAAGCACTGCCATTGGGATAAGTTACACTGTAACAGTCATGCATTGCCCAGTACAATGGATCAAAGCAAAACTCAACATCAGTGTCATCGGAGCCTGTGCTGTTTTCGTGTGTGTTCATATTAAACACAAAGTCTTTGGTCCATGAACTAACACCGCCGTTGCCGTACATCAATCCATTGACAACATTTCTAGCTCGCCAACGATAAACAGCACGTTGATATTCTTCTGTGGGCATGTCCAGCGTTTGATTGAAAAAATCAGCTTCTGGAATATTGTCACCATCAATGAGAATAAAGCGATCAGTATCTGATTCTTCAGCGGCAGCTTTGTGGGCAGCATCGCTGCCTTTAACACCGTCTACTCGTTTGGCCCAAGGAATCATGTTTTTGATCTGAACCCAGAACTCTTCTTTCAGTGGCTCGTCGTAGGTAAGAAAAATACAGTCTAAATCTGCTACATCTACTTTCATATTAATGTCCTAAAATAAATCTCACACTGCCGTTGCAATTAAAGTATCCCCGTCCGTGCCAGTCATGTCCTCTTAGTTTAGGACAATCAAACATTTTTAACTTGTACCCACTCTGCGCCACTGTGTTGTAAAACTTGGTTAGTACTATATCCAAGTTATCACTGGGCAAGTTTTGCATTTGATCGAAATTAAAAGTAAACAAAAAGTCACGTTTAACAACACGCATTGCGTTGTGTATCTGCTTAGGCAAACTTTGCCAGTCGCAGTAGTGTAGACTGCCCAGTGCCATGCCAGCGTCCCAGAAGTTTTCATTGATGTCTGCATAATCTGTATCAAAGTATGCTATGTCATCCACTGTGCCGCCCGGCCATTCTTCAGTGTCCACTCCTATAATGCCAGGAAACCAGTTTGCGAATATGTTTTCACCACAGCCTATGTCAACCACACTGTCTGGTTCACAGGTATACAGTCGATCAATATACCAGAAGATATCTCTAAAGCCAATTTTCAATCCGCTTTCATATCTATATCTAGGAGTGCTTTTTGGAATCTCTACGTCCAGTGACACATAGTCATAGTGTTGATGTAGTCTAGCATCTAGATCAGGAAAAACTGCAAAAGTCTTTTCAGGTGAATAATTATTTACAAGCACTGCTTTAACTCCCAGTGATAATCTGTATCTGCAATTACCATTACATTGTTTGGTAATGTACTTGTGCCCGATGTACCTGGTACAAGTTTTGTTGGCACAGTATCATTTATCTCGACTATTTGATTGTTTTTTATAATCACATTGTAGTTGCCTTGAGCATACTGTGCCTTGCTGATGTTAATATATTTAAAATTCAAGTCTTCCATGCTATAGCATATAGGTTCACCGGTGCTTTCATTATAATACAATCTATATTCAACTTCAACTGAATTGAGTTGAATTTTTGCAAACTCTTGTAAAAAATCATTCATAATACGGCTCAAACTGCTTGGCTAATTCTTTACAGTGATAGTGCCACAATGCACACTGTGTATATCCATTGACTCTTACTTGCCCGCTGTCGATTTCCCAGGTTAGGCTTTTATGCCACTCAGTGGGTGTGCGAACAATGTCACTTTTCATGTGAACTATCCTGGGTGATAGATTGTGCGGTAAGGTACATTTTTCGATACCACAGATCAGTGTTGCTAGACTGTATGCAAGATCAGTGTTAGGCAATTCACCACGTGCATATTTAACAGCAGTCATTGCATCTGACCAATTATCAAAAAGCTTTTTCACTGTTACAAAAAATTTCTTTGCCATCTCGCTTTGTCGCCAATAGGTAAATGCGTTGTAAGTGTCAGGAAGATTGTTTTTATGTATTACATTTCTATAACGACGGCACTCTACTGATTCGCCTTTAAAGTCCAGTGCACCTGTGCTTACTACTATATCTCGATGACGCAGCATATCCCAATAATGGTCAATTGGTTGTGCAATCAACATGTCAGCTTCTAACTTGATGGTTTCATGAAAAGGACTTGCAATATAACATTGCCAATCATTAGCATAGGGATTATCATCTGTGCGCAGATCACCATAGGGCAATGTTTTAACTATGTCAAAATCGTTGTCTGCTGGTAGCTGTTTATCTGTTAGTAAACAAACAACGGCATTCTTGTGCCAGTGCTTTAAACTACGACTTAACACACGAGCACATGTTGTATAATCCGAGTCCTGCGAATCTATAGCAACAATGAGATATCCTCGATCATGTGCGTATGCTGTCACACTGTGCCCCTAAACTGATTTTGTCAGATATGTGAATATCATTGTAGACTATAATTCTTTTTTTCTTGTCGTTGAGAGTGTAGGTAACTTCTGTGCTATAGTCTAGCAATTTAAAGTCACAGTGATGCGACACTGTGGTCATGCTCCAAGGTATATTAGTAAACTCTGGTATACGACCGCCGTTGACCATTAATAATGCCAGTGTTAGTGCATAGTCGTTTCTAAAAGGAGATTTATTAAATCTAAACAAATCACTGTAATGGCCATAGTTTTGTTCTATCATCTGCCAGGCGCTGAACACTGACTCTGCAAATCTATTTCTTGTAAATTGACACACTGTAGCCCATACATGAGGTGTATTGGTTTTGCCGAATGTTTCTTCTTGCATGGTCAAAGGCAGATACTGATTGTTGTGAAAGCACAAAAACTCATTTTCTGAATCTAGCACTGATTTCAACTCATTACCATTGAGAAAATAATCACAGTCTAGTAACAGTGTATTTTCATAGGGCGATAATGTGTATGCACTGCTACGAGAACGATTATACCACTGATCTCGATGTTCACTAGCATGCCAGTATCGATCTCCGCCAGAAGACTTTTCAGAATGTATTACAGTATCAAACACTGAGTTGTCGACATCAACATCACTGACCAATGTCACAGGAATATCTAGATATTTTTTTACACGTCTAGCACATTCACTGGCTATGCTAACATAATCAATGCTGTGATTGTTGAATGCAAAAATTAGTGCGCCGGTACTCATCTTTCCTGCTGAATTTTTTCATACTCGGCAAGCCACACATTCATTTGTTCTTGCCATCGCTGTTGTGCGGCCAATTCAAGTTCTGTTACATCAATCCTAACAGGATTAGCATGAACATCTAATATCACTGCTGATTCATCAGGACATGCTTGCAGCACATTGAGTAATTCTGGACCTGCACACCACATGCCGCCATTGTATGCAAAATGCAACTTAGCAAGCATGCGTTCTTTGAGTACTTGTTTAGCTGTTTCGTGGTCGAAACGAGATCGAATTTGATTAGAAATATCTGTAGAATTCATGTAAGTAATTATACATGAATTCTACACGTTATGCAAGTTTTAAATTAGCTAGTTGACCAGCTCGCGCTTTGCATTGATGGAGTGCCCCAAGATGCTGTCAAATAAGTTGTGCTTGGAGGACGAATTACATGTGTACCTGTTAGCGTACCATTTACAGTATCATCAAAATCATCGGCTCTATCGTCGTCTAATGTGGTTGTTATTGTGATTGTTGTTGGAGTTGTGTCATTGTTTACTCGTGCTTGTATCTGGATATAGTTCGTAGTATAGGGCGATGTATCGGCAAACTGCTTGAACAATACGGTATTAGAAGTTGTTAAATCATAAGCACCTGTACTGGTTGCAAGTGTATCGGCAGTTCCGCTGCCACCTATTTTCGTTGTTCCAGTATAGTCAGTGCCAGCAATATTTTTTGTTGATCCTAGACCTGTGAGAGCAATTGTTCCAGTTTTAGTTAACAAGTCGGTCCACTCGGCATTTTTACTGTGTCCTGATCCGCCAGCTCTGCTGTATGCTAATCGTATCATGCCGCCGGCATTGAAGAAATAACGAAACTGGTCAGGAGTGCCGAAGTCAAATGTCTGCTCCAATATTGCAGTGTTCGTCCAACTATTGGTTGTAGATATTGTACCATTTGATGTAATATCACTGCCACTAGCAGCAGCGTTTGCACTGCTGTTGAACAGTGTGGTTAAATCTGCTTCAAATGTTGAGATTGCTTCAATGGTGTCGCCAGTGGTTGGATTAGAGATACTGGTCACAGTTGTACCAGTGTGATTTGCAATACCTGTGAATGTTCCAAACAAACTGGCCCACTGTGTTGCAGTAATGGTTGTACCTGCACTGACTGCACTGACATTACCTGTTTGTCCATATCCTTTTGCGCCACTGCCTGTTGCCCAGATAGTGTTTACATTAGGTACACTTATGTTACCAGTGCCGTCTGCACTTCCTGTAACAAATGTGTTATACTCGTCGTCTAGAATTAAATTGCCAGCACTATATGCCATAAAAAATTACCTTATCGTTACCACTGCTTCTACGATTTCTACATCGTCTGTGTCTTTGCTATTTAGCAAACGACCGATGATCATAAACGGTGTAGCATCTTTATCAGCAACTTCGGAAATTCCGTTGCCGGCACTGACCAGTCTGTCGCCAGCCTGCGCCTTGCCCTGAACTTTAACACCGACCCGGCCTACCAGTGCTACAGGAGGATGAGTTTCATCGGTACCTGCTCCTGCATTCAGCAGGTACGCAGGATTTTCACTGATAACGCCAAATGCACGTTCGCTGTTTTTGTTGGCACACAGTGTAATTTCCTGTTCGCCTCCTAGCTCTACCAGTGTACCTGGTTCATAAACATCATCTGCTGCATAGCGTTCTGCTACGTCAGCGTAAAGCGCACTGGTTGAGGTTGCAAATACTCGATTGAAGTAGCTGCTTGTGCTACCAATGTTACCAGTTGCATTTGCACCAAGATTGGTAATTCCAAGAACACCAATTGTTCCCGTAGTACCGTCTACTGCGATAGCTGTGGTTTTTTCAGTGGCTTTGTTTACCTGAATATTAATATTAGCATTGGCTGTTTGGTTGTAAACATTTGCAATGCTAGTACTGGTTTGTACACTTAACTGCAAGTCACTGTCTACACCAACACTGAGGCCGCTGTCATTTAAAATACCCAGTGTACCTGTTGTGGTATCGTTGGCAATACTGCTGAGATAGCTGCTGGCATTGGCTCCTCCGAGCTGTTGACTGTTAGTAGCAGTGCCTTGGAAAAACTGAGATTCACCTCCTACTGTGCTAGCAAGAGTAACACCAGGAAGAACTGAACTAAATCCTGTGATACTTGGATTCGGAGTAAACTGTGCATCTGGACTGACAATACTTACAACGTCGCCATTTACAATATTTTCAATAACCACGTGTGTGTTGCCAAGTGTGTCTGTGATACTGGTTGGAATAGCACCGGTGTTGCCTAATCCACTGGCTGCAACAGGTCCAATTGTTACAAAGCTTGCACCGTCGTATGCTTTAAGCTGGTCGTTTGTGGTATCCCACCATAGATCACCTTGCTGATTTGTGCTAGGTGTTGTAGTACTAGCTGTGATTGCAGCAAGACGCTGAAATTTTGTTCCTGTGTATACTTTTAAACTGTTAGGTTGACTGGCACTTCCTGAATCATACCAAAGTTGACCTCTTAGAGGTGAACTTGGCGCAGTACTGTTGCTGCCGCTTTCTAACAGATGTATAACGTTTTCGTTAAGGAACTCACCATAACCTGCGTAGTTCTTACCAACCAAGGTCATTGAACTGTCAGTGTTAATGGTACCGTCTGCTACTGTTGCAAACGTGGTTCCATTTGTAAGGGTAATAGTATATGCCATTTAATAGGTACCTTCCGTATTGTTATTTATCACGTGGAGCTCAGGTTGGTCAAGGTCTGAATTCTAATAGTGTAATCAACCTGTATCTGTCTGTTCAAACTTTTTTGCACTGGATGAAAAATCACGTGTGTGCACAGCCTAAGATCAGTTGCACTGCCGTTCCAGGTTTTTATACCCAGCTCGTCGAACACGAAATCGCCATTTAGATCAGTGCTGTTATCGAATGCTTGTTGTCCAGCAGGTTCGCCGTAATCAAGTAAACAGCTGACCAAAATATCGCTGTATACTCTACCACTTACGTGACTAACAGTGAGTTTATTTCTAACTGGATCTGTGTTTGTGCTGCTGTTGTCGTCTACAACTTTTTGAAAAGTTTGATTGTACAACGCTGCGTTTTGTCCAGTAACATTTGGCGGCAAGTAAGTGATTACTCCTGTTGGATCAACTGCACTTCCTCCATTGCCAAAGCTCATTGCATAAATGTAGCCAGTGTTGCGATTAGCAATAGTTTGTGCCAAACTTTCACTGAAATTTTCATAGTTGATTGCATTACGCTTGTCAACAAAAACTTCTTCTGTATCAGGATCAAAAATTTTAATATGTCCTTCAAGCAGAACTCCTGAGTTTTCGTCAGGTACGGTCTGGTCTTGTGTTTTTTTCATATTTTGCTCTTCTTGGCTATCTTTTTGCATATATGTTATTTAGTTGGGTTATAAACCACGTATAAATCGTGCACCACCTGTGGTTTGAAGTTGTAATGGCAAATCACTACCAGGAGCATACAGAGATTGAGACTTTCTAACTCTGATCAGTATGTCTAATCCATCTGCAACAGGCTCATCAAATGTTATAGTTACAGGATCAAGCAAGTCGACTGTGTAACCTTGCGAGACTGTGATTCCGCCCACATAAACTTCTACTTCGTCTGCGCTTCCGGCACTTACGCCAGTGGCTGTATACTCAAGTGTGCTAGTGTCTGCGGACAGTGTGGCACTTTGATACTGATCTTGATACTCACTTTGCAGTCTTTGACTAGGTGTAGCGTCATACACAACACTGCCCGCTGAGTGGTTGAACACACCAGTGCCTGCTGTTCCTCTGCGCAGTCCTGTGACGGTGTTATTTACAAAATCTATTTCTCTGTAGGTTATTCTTTCACCGTTTACTAACAGGATTCCAAACTCGCCGTTGGCTGGATCAGCGCCAGGCAGGTTGTTTGCGTTTTCAACATAAATCACAGTAGCATCTGTTGCTAAATCCTGTGTTAATACTGTTTGTGTTGTTGGCAACACTCTTAATAAACTGCGATTATTTCGCATGTCATCAAACAGTCTAAACTGTATGCTGTCTTGTACTCTGTTGTCTGTGTACATTGTAACAGCAATAACATCATCTGTGTCAATTGCGGGCACACTGAGTGTCAAGAAACTGGTGTCAATACCTGCGGTAACTGTGAATTCATCGCCGGGTGTAATATAGCTACCATTTACGGTAACCCAGACTGCATCTGTTTTTACACCAGCTCTGCCTAGGTCAAATTCAAGTGTCGTACTTGCTACCGCTGCTTGCCCATCGAAACTGGTTGAATCAAACGGAAACTCGTCAAACCGAGCCACTGCCGGGGTTTCAGTTTCTGTAGGTCCAATAAACACCTTGGTAAGCATGTTTAATTGTCGACTGTCTTGGTATGTATAAACCGCAATTTCTTGACTGTCTTCTAGATTCACATTATCGTCGATAACCAATAAGTTGCCTGTTAAACTGTAATCGCTGTCTGTGTTTACATATATCTGAACAACACTGCCTTCAGCTGGAGTAGTTGTTAATACAACAGTTCTTGGTATACTACTGCCGTCGTTCGGAAGAACCGTAAAATCTACTCCTAGAGTCAACGGAACGTAGTCTACGTAAACTTGAATCTGGTTGTCTGCTATACCGTTACCCGGCGTCTCACTGTTAGGATCTGTGTCAAAGCTAGTGGTGCTAGCGTCGCCGATATATTCAACACCAGTTGGAGGACGCAGTCTAGTACCGTCGACTTCTACTAGCATGTTTTGATAGGTAGGTCCTTGACGATTCGCATCTAAATCAAACTGTCGAGAACTACCGTCAATAACGAATCGCTGAGGCGCCATTGAGCTGTATTCATAATACGGCGTTTGATTTCCCATCACGGTGATAGCAATATAATCAGTGCTTCCGTACACTTGATCGAACACTATGTCTAGTGTTCCGTTGTCTGCTTCGGTAAGAGCAAAGTCAGTGATCTCTGCACCGTTGATGAAAATCACAGCATCTTGAACTTGATCAAAGTCCACCGGCATGTTTACAGTGTTGTCAACAATGTTACTCCCAACCACGCTGGTTCTATCAAGTTGATTGCCACCGCCTAGACCGTATATATCTACAACAACAAAGCTTCCGGAGCCTGCACCTGCAAATAGATCAATGGTGTGATTTATGTAATCAACTGTATAATAGGTATCTTCATACAGAGTTTGTCCACTTTTAAGGTTACGTACCACAATGTTGTAAGGAACTTCGACACTGTTTGATCCCCAGTCCAATGTTTGATTGCCACTGGTTATTTCATAAACTCTGTGATCAACTGGCCAGGCGTGTCCTCTGTCAAGATAATCGGCACCCGGAGTTGAACTGACCAGCATGCTTAAGGTATCAAACATGCTACCAGGTACCAATTCCTCTGGTGCATGACTGTGATAGGTGTCAATATAATCACCACCGTCTACATTAATATCATCAAGATTGGTTCCTAGATATGTGTCGCTGTAATTGCTTGAATATGCAACATCAATGTCGTATCCGCTGGTTGGGTCAATCAGCTCCCAGCCAGGCCCGTATACTTGTACTCCAGGATATTCAACTCCGTTTATTAATTGACTTAACTGTAACCCAGCATCTTCAAGATCTGGGTCATATAATCCCATGGTTCTGTCTACACCACTCAGCGTTGCCGCATCTGTTAGTGTCCAGTCATTTGGTTCGAACGTAGAGCGTCCGCTTGGGCTATTATCAATTGCAGATTCAGTGAAAGTAAACACACTTTGTAACAATGTTTCAAAGCTTACTGTATAGTCAACACCTTCTGTTAACACAGTGCCGTTGCGAGTAACAGTGGTAGTGCTGATGTCTCCCAAAGGTACATCAACAACCACTTGATAATTGTTAATACCGCTGCTCTTCAACTCAGTTACTGTAACTACGCCGTCGGTGTCTGCTATTCTTATCAGTATTAGTGCATCTGCTGTGTAAACTTTGTTGAGATATCTTACTAGCACACCATTGTTGTATGCAACATCTGCTTGCCAACCTATGATACTTGTGGTATATTCGTTACGGTCGAATTTCATCACAGTAGACATTGTTCTCACATTGTTAACCTGCATGATCGGTCTTGCTTGAGCACCTGTACCGTTACCGCCCGAGAATGTCACTACGGGTGTTTCTGTGTATCCGCTGCCTGATGATACTATTTCCACTGAGATTACATTGCCAATGGCGTTAATTCTTGCTCTAGCCACAGCAGGTACGTCAGCATTACCCGATACTGTGACTTCTGGTTCAACAGTGTATCCGGTTCCGCCTGACACAATCTCGATACTGCTTAATGCAAGCAGATAGGTACCGTACCACTGGTTGTATGGAAAACTTTGCCAAACTTCACTGCTATCAGGCAGACTGCTTTCGTATCTCAGCTCATTGTCTAGTATAGGACTTGTGAATTTGTTCTGTGCCTCATTAAAATATGCAGGCAAATCAAAATCGGTTATATCTCCGCTGAACTGATCTTCGCCTGCGTAGGTAAGGTTGAAATCTCGTATTTTAGTTCTATAAGGTTTTACTTCGTTGATGTAGTCTCTTACAAAGTCTTGGTTGTCTGGCTTGTAGATTTGAAAAGGCTGCAACACACGCAGTGAATGGTCAACGTCAATGAGACTAGTCTTGTACAACCAATCAGGTGCAATTTGCTCACTGAGCACGTACTTGAATGTCAGTGTCACTGCTTCATTGCGACTGGCAACTAGATCGTTTATAAACAGTTCTTCGTTGATGCTTTCAATGATTCTTCTTGTTTCGACAATAGGTTCTTGGTCGAAGTATTGTGCATCAAATACTTCGCTGTCAAATCCAAATTTGCCGATGGCGTAGTCAAACACACTGTCGCTGATTTGGATTGTGCCATTTTGCACTCCTACTCGCGTCCAGGCATTATTTTGAGAATAGTTGTACAGTTCCCATTGGCCTTGACTGTTGTCTTTTACCTTGATCAATGTACCAGGTATTACACGCAAGCTTGACAAATCAGCAACGTTTTCAACTTCTTTGTATGCTACAGTGCTATTGCTATAGCCAGTGGCATACCAATTCACATAATTCCAAAATTCTGTAGTATCGTATGTTTGTACAGCTTTGAGACTAAGCTCACGGGTACTGGTGCCTTCAACTAATGTAATTTCATAAATGGTCCATCTATTTCTGTTATCACTGTCGGTGAGCACAAGGTATCTATAGCCAACGCTTTCGCTGTTGATATCTTGATAGCCTAGCTCTGTTAGATCAGCAACCTGTTTGTTCCAGCTTTTGTTTGTGTCGGTTTTTTCTGGTATAGGTTCTGCACTGAATAGCTTGTTAAAAGTTTTGCTTTCCGCTACTGGCACGCTCTGCAACACTCTGTTGGCAAACTGAATATAGTTTTTTAGTGCAACAAGCCGATCCTCAAACATGCTTTGTCTAGGCCTAAACTGTATGCCATATTTGTCTGCGTCACGTAAATCTGGGTCAGGCACTCGGTTTCCGTCGGTGTCTGCACCACTATAACTGTCCAAGAACTTTCGGAACAGTCTATCGTCTATGAATTGATCTGGCTTGTTTTCTTGGAACAGATCATATTCTACATGTACCGGGCTGTCATTTTTTGTTTCGTCGTACTCAACATGTAGCACAGTGTCACCGCTGCCGAGATATTGTTCAACATTGTATAGTGCTAGTGCATTATTTCGCAGTGCTGTGATATAACTGATACCACTGCTTCTAGGATCTAAAATATACTGAGCTACAGCGTTTGTGCTTAGTGTTTTGTCATGGGATCTAGCAACAGTGTTTAAACCTGTTACCCAGAAATAATACACTGTTTCAAAAGTGCCACTGTCGTTCAATGTTGCACTGGTACTATAACTGCTTACACTGTATGGCAATCCAGGGCCGCTGTATTGGCTAGGCGGCACACGACTAGATGTCCATTGATAGATGTCCACACTGCTGCCTGGGAACACTGTACCAGCAGTTCGGCTGGCATAGATTGGGCTTCCTTGGTCATAGTCAATGAATCTCACATTTTCTGTGTTCCACCAAATTTCGCCAAGGTGTTCTTGTCTCCATGGCTTGCCTACATTGTGTACACTGCCGGCGGTATAAAAAGCTGGGTCGACACTGCCATTGTAGTTGATATTTTCTGCGGCAGCGCCAAGTATCTTACCTCTCTGAGGATCAACCCAGTCAAGGTAAATTAATTCTGTTTTTGATCTACGATCGTATAAGAACACACTGTTCAATAGATCTGTTTCAACTGCCGCTTTTTGCTGACGCTCGACAGCCCAAGCCGGCGATCTTGTTGAATTATCAAACACGTATACACTGCCAATGTCTGCTGTGCTAAAGTCGTCAGTTCCGAGTGCACCTACCATTAACCGTCCGCTGGTTTGATTAACTGCAAATCCAAATTGATCTGCTGGTGCTAAACTGTTGGTGTATATCAACTGCCCGAACAAGAACTTGCCTGGATTGTCCACGCTGATTTGATAACTGGGCAAATAATCAAATGTAAACACTGCGCCACATCTTGATGTATTATCTATAAAGCGTGTTGTCTTGCTGTCAAATGTGGTATCGTCATTGACCCAGGTACTAGGTGCTGTTAAATCATTGTTTGTGGCACTTACTACTAGACTGTCGGCGTTGGTGTCAATGTCAACTACCTGTCCAAAGTAACCAAAATCAGTTGGTTGTGGTGAATAGATTGTCTGTGTATGAGCCATCGGTGCCAAGAATAATTCTGCCAATCCAGTGTCTGCAGGATTGCTTAGTCCTGGGCAAATGCGAATCTGATCAAGTTCAGACACAGCAAGCATGTTAATCACCGAGATTCTCAGTTTATTGTCAACTGCACTGGCTTGGATGTTACTCAAACCAACTGTGCCATTTATGTCATCAACAACATTGGCTAGGGTACTGCCGGTGAATTCCACATTGATGTCGTTGATTCTAACACTGTTCCCTGGAGTAACACTGGTTACTGTTTGAGCACTGGTAATTGCTCCGTATGCTCTTGCTTGATTTACCCAGCGTTCTACACTGCCAGTGTCAGGACCTTGTGTGCTGTTTTGAGGTGCACCGATATACAAACTACAGTTTGTTGGGCACTGATCAACGGAAAATCCAAAACGTGCTTGTGCTGTAGCATCATCTGCGGTTACTGTTTGCACTAGGTTAAACTGATTGGTTTCAACGGCAACAACGTCGCCAGTGTCTAGCCCTACTCGAATCTCTCCACTTAGCGGATCTTGATAAGGAGGTATTGTGCTGGGCACAAAACTTTCACCGTGATTCGTATCACTGTTTGGCATGTAAAAAGTTGTGCCAGGGTATTCAGCAAAAGTCATAGCATGTGCACCTGCGCCCATTGGGCCAGTTCCTTGGTCTGCAGATTCAGCTGCAGATTCCAATAGATACAGTGGATAAAACAGCCCAGCATCTCCTGCGGTAGGACCGGATGCACTGGTACCATCTACATAAAATGGGCCTTGGTTGATTTCAGATAAAAATCTAACACTGTTGCCACCTACAATTTCGTATGTGCCATTGGTATACAGATCTGCATCTCGTTGACGAACGTTATTAAGGTAGACACTGGCAGTGCCGTCTAGAGTGTTTAAAAAGTCTATTGTACTGGTTGAGTCACTTTGTATCACAGTGTTAAATGCACTGCGATCAAACAGATATACAGTGCCTTCATCTGCATCTGCACCACTACCGCCGGGTGTACCTATCATAACTTGACGGCCGTCGGTTGTTGTGGTTACACTATGCCCGAATCTAGCTGTGCTGTCTAGTCCTGCAACTGTGATGCCGGATGACATTGGTTCATAATAGCTGATTGCGGTATAGGTTATTTCTGCACCGTCGATTGGTGCACTGGTAAACACTACTGTGCCTGCAACTGCCATTGTGTAATCTACGCCGGCTTGCTGAATTTCTCCGTCAACGTCAATGCGAATGCTGTCGGCTGTTGTAGCTGTAAAAATGTCTCGCTTGTCAGCTCTGCCCTGCAGATCAAAAGACACACTGCTTCCGTCGCCTTCGTCTGTGGTAACTGTTCTGCGTCGAATAGTAATAGCAGTATCGTCACTGGGTGCAGTGTCAAATGTCAACAGTTGGTTGGCAAGATCCACAGTGTAGTCTGTGTAAGCTATAATATTATCGCCTAGTTGAACTTCTATTTCGGTGTCTTGATCAACAACAATAGCATTCTGGAAGCTGTACTCAGTGGTAGTACCATCACCTGTGTAACTCACTGACTGTGATTCTAGCTCAATCAATTGATATGCATACACTGTGTTTCTACCAGGAGCACCTACATATATCCAATTGCTGTTCCGACTCATGGCAACACTGTAGCCAAACTCGTGGTTGTCAGCTGTGTGATTGGGCGGAGTTAACAGTTGATGAGCACTGTACTCAGTTTCGTTGTCTGCTTTTCTTAAAACCAGTGCTACGCCACCGGCACCGCCTTGATCAGGTGCGCCGCTTACTGCCCATTCGTCTTGTCCAATTTTAGTGCTGAATCCCAGCTGTGAAAAATTAGCATTGTTTGCATATTCAGCTAGATTTACAATTTCGCTTCGACTGTAGAAACCTTGCTCAGTGAATCCGTAATTCCATACACTGCCGGTGCTGCTATATCCAGGTGCACCTACCAGGCTGTATATTGTATCCACAGATTGTGCTACACTGTGTCCGTATTGTTGATCAACACTGGGCAAATCACTAGCAAGAGTATCATTAAGTCCTGTGTAAGGTTGATTTTTTTGTATTGTTTGCCAACGACCGTTTATGTCATTGTCGACCCAGATTCTATCACCGCTCACTAGATTTTGCACAAAGGGCAATTCACTGATGTCGCTGGGCTGTTCAACTCTCACAGTGTCAAATTTTAAAATAACACCAGACCCGGTTATTGTTGATTCGCTGCCGGGCACACTGCCTTCAACTAAAACTTCTCTAGGTGAGTTGACCTGTTCAATGCGATAAACTGCATTTAGATTTGCTTGAAACAGTTTTAAACAGAATACATCATTTTTGATTAAGCCATGGTCCTTGTCAAAAGTGATTCGAATACTGCCTCGGAGAGTGTCGTCTATTCTAACTGGAATAGCTGAACTTCGAGTTGCTCGATACACAGTCCAATCATAGCTGTTCTTTTTTGCTAACCAAATAACTGTACCAGCTGATATTTCTCGAGGATTGATATTTGTCAAGTTATCGTTATCAAATACTTGAATATCTATATCTTCGTTGTTTACATATCCAGCTGTAGGGAAGCCTCTCAGTGTAGCAAATGTTGTTGGCAAAATGTTAACATTTGCATACTTTTTACTGGTTTTATAGAGATTTCTCAGCAGTACATTTTGGTTGCTTTCAACAGCATCGCCTGGCTGACTGATTGTTATTACACTTGGATTGGTTGTTAACAAATCAGGATCTAACTGTATTTCAAAGTATCTGCGGTTGTCGCTGGCGCCATACGCTGCTTTTTTTAGTGCCCAGTTTTCGTACACTCTATATTCTGCTTGTTCTTTTACAAGATCAGCTTGACGGAATGCTTCTGCGGCAGTTGGCGTGCCTTTGTTTTGTATAAATGTACTGTAGACTCCTACCTGTGTTACATCATTGAGATTGATATCTGTCATGTAACTTCTGGGTCTAAATCCAATAAGTCCTGTAGCCAGCAAGTCAGCGTCGCGACCTAGGACCACTTGTTTGTTGTCATAGTATTCGGCTAATTCGCGACCGCGAGTTGCTAGGTTAGGCAGTAAGCCAGTGGCAATTCTACTGTAATCACTTTGTATCCACTTGCTAAATTGGAACGTTGCAGATGGTTCGATAACCTGTGCGGCACTCCAGTATTTGTTTTTGAACAATACAATTTCGCCTTTGCTGTACTTGCGATTTTCTTGCCATTCAACAATGTTGTCTTCGTTTAAGAAGAAACCAGGCACATCCAATCTGCCGTTCCAGTTTGCACTAACTTGTCCGTTTAGACTAATTCTGCTTTGGCGGTCTCCGGTTATAGGTTGGTACAACAGATCGTTAAACACAGTGATATTATCAAACACTGCACAATGTTCTGTGTTTGTGAATTCTAAATTCAAGAATCCAATCACTGTATCATCGAGCACACGAATTGTAATGGTATTGTCTAATCGATCTATTACAGTGCTGCGATTACTGACTTGCAGTTGATTTACATCAAGCAATGCGTTGGGCATTGCAAATACATTGTTTGCTTCTTGCAAATCTCTTGTTATCTTGAGCTGTTTAGCACCAGGATTGATATTGATTGCGGCTGTGGTTTCCCAACCTTGTTGCACCCAGCTCAAGAACTCAGTGACCATTTGATCCCAGTTGAGTTCTACACCATTCACAGTGTTGTCAAATACAAATCCTGCCAGTTCTAGTCTGCGTCCGTAGCTGTACAAAAAGTCTGCTACACCTGCTACACTTTTAAACTCGTATCCATAAGGAACCAAACTGATATTGTTTGTATAGGTTTGGTTCAATCGTACTGTTGTGTCGCCAACAGAAACAGTTTTATAGTTGCCGTCTACTCTGCTGACCAATATTTCAAAATTTGGCTCAGTGATAGCATTGCCGAATACTGCGTAACCAGAATCAGTTCTCTGAATAATAACACTGCTGTATTTGACAGTGTCTATTGGCTGATTTTTGTGCAACAACACAGCATAGCTTTCGTCTGGCACCAGGAAACTACTGTTGGTGCTGTTAGGACTGGTTTTTTCTAGCAAGAAGTTAACATAGGTTTTGTCTGTAAAGGACGCTAGACGATAACTCAATCGAACATCAAAATTGTTAACTAAATTTTCAATCAGCTGTTGGCTGTTGATTCCTCTTTGTTTGTTGTAGTCAACAACCCAGTTGAGGTAGCTGTGTTTTGCAACACCGCTTCCATAAACCACAATATTGCTAACATTAAATCTTCCTCTATTGTTAACTAGATACTGATTAAATTCAGTGTTAAACTGATATAGATCTCTATCTATGTTTAACCCATAAAACTGACTTGGACGGAATGCAGCAAACAATCTTGTTAGTGCAAAAGGATATGCACTGCTGCGTCTCCAAGCAGTTTCAACTGGGCCTTGGTCCCCAACCACATAAGGTCTGTTAAAACTGTTGAAATCATAATTTTGAATCAACACTGTTAACGGATCTAATAGATTGCCTTCACCGTCGACTGGAATTACATCCAACAGGTCTGGGCGAATGTATCTAGCGTCAACTCTTGGATTGCCGGGCTCGTCAATTAATCCTTGTGCTAGATCTTTCCACAGTACCAAGTTACCGCTGGTATAAGGAGGCGCACCGTATTGATCTTGCCACCAACTTGGCTGTACAGTAATACCCAGCATTTCCCATGGTGTTAGATGTGGAGTGTCAGTGTCATAGTAATAATTAAAAATACCTCTCCAGTTTCCTACCTGTAGCTCATTGTCCAGTTTTCCTGTACTTTGACTGTAGTTGTAGGTAAATCCGTTTGCAGCATCATAGTTTTGTGTTTTCACATCTAATCTATTATAACTGGTCCAACTTAACAGTATAGGACTTAAAAATTGATTAACTTCCTGCAAGCTGTATCCTGTGTCTCTAAATTGACCAGGAACAACATCTGCCTCGGTTAACGGAATAGCACCAGATGTTTTTAAATTGTTATAGATTCTTTTCTCAAGTTCAAGTATCAACAGATCTCTATCATCACCATAGGCTGTTGTTATACTGCCATCGTGCCCTCGAATTACCAGTTGTTCTTCTACATAACTGTTGTCATAGAACATGCGAGGTTGCCAACTTGGATACATGCCAAGCTTGGTAGGCGTCGATGGCATGTAACTACCGTAAGTTTGATCGTATTCATTGATAATCAACTGATCGCCAACTGCTAAACTGGCAGTGATTGTCACACGAGGCTCGTTGTTAACAATCACATAATCTCTACCGTTAATTAGCTGTGTGCCATTGAGATATATTAACACACCATTATAATTGGCATTAGCAAAATCATAGCCCCGAGTCAGGTCAAATATTGGTGTTGTAATCTGACTCACTGTCACGGCGGTGGTAGTCACAGGACCGTTTGGAATCATGTCAGTCCAGAAAAACGGAGAATTTTCGGTTTTACCTACTGCAATTGTTTCCAACACTGCATCAAGTATTTCAGGCACAGTTTCAGTTGGAAACTCGTTCCGGGTATAGGTATCTACAACCAGTGTTTTAAATTTTTCATATTCACTGGCACTGTACGCCACTGCTGTTTGTAGATCAAGTTCTTTGTCTCTGCTGAAAATACCCTGAAACGGCACCGGTGCACTGTGTTGCAACAATTTGTCACCAAAAGGTATTACATTGCCAAGGTCTCGAATGTTGTTTCTGCCATTGACATTGCCTTCGAGATTTTGTAAATTGCGGCCGATGCTGTTAAAGTGTTTGCGTATTGTACCCAGTGTTAATTCTGCACTGTTTTCGTTTAACGGATTAAATTCCAAGTTCGCCGGCACACTGTACTGACCAATTTCACTGGTCTGTGAGCTGATAATTTCCACTGTTATACTGCTACCAGATTCTGGTTCGGTGTTAAACACAAAGGCTGTTGAGTTTGTATCAGTGGTATAAGAATATTGTGAAGGATCCACATACTCATTGTTAACAATAACCTTAACCGGAGTTACACTAGCTGTTTGATTGGGCACAACGTCAATTGTGAACTGTTGTCCTTGTGTGTAAGTCTGTGTTATAATCTGAGTTGTGTTGAGATCACTGACCATTGTCTGCCAGCCGATTAATCTTGAGTAATCTGTTCTGTCACTGTATTGGTGAACATATCCGTTGGCAACTGGTGTTACAATACTTTCTCTATCAACAACATTAACAAACGATTCTGTGTAGTAACTGTTTTCAAACACAATGTCGCCGACATTGTTGATGTTGAGATATTTTAGTGCAAACCCTAGGTTTGGATCTTCGGCACCTGTGCCCGTGCCATATGAAAAAAGTTTATTGCCAACGAACGTGGTGCTAGGATAAATTTCGGTGTCGCTAAAACTAACTCCGTTTTGATCAAACACATCAAACAAAGGGGCTTGATTTGTACTGGTCTTTTGCTGCGTAGAAACCCAATTGCTACCGTCAAATCTATAACTGAGTCCTTGGTTTTCTACTCCATTTAATTGAACTACACATTGATCAACAGACACATCACTGTCTGATGCAGGCACAAGATTTATAATTTCTAATCTTGTTAAGCGTATTAAGCTGCCGTCATCTGGCGCAGTGGTAAAGGTAATTGTTTGTGTGGCAAGATTAAGTGTATAATCTTCAGTAATGTCAAATGTTTCGCCGTCGACCTGCACCAACAGTTGGCTGGTACTTGTGATACTGAGTCCATCATTGGCTGTAGGAGAAGTATCTCCAAAATCAAACTGAACACTGCTGCCATCTCCGTCAAAGGTTCTTGCGACTGGACTTGTAGCAGCAGTGTCAACAAAGGTTACGTCGTAAATTTTATCGCGAACATCTCTGTCTTCATCTGCTGCAAATATAACTCTTGTACCGTCAATGAAACTGTATCCGTCAATGGTGTAACCAGTGGTTCCGTTGATGTTACTGAATGCATCAGTTTCCTGATCATCAACAATGTTCACTGGTGCTTTTGATGCTGTGCCGAAATTGAACAAACGTATACCAGGACGGAATTCGAGAATAGGTCTCTTGGCTCTTAAAAGATTGTCTAGGTTTGCTTCAGTGTTGTTGTATTCTGCACTAGCAAGAACCACATCAATGTGAAACCATCTGTTGCTGCGTGTCCATGGATTTAGATCCTTGCTTTGTTTGCTGACTGTGATATAATCTCTCTCCAACGGCTGATTCAGTGCTTGATCAAATGGTGTGCTGTCAAACGACTGTAGATCATAGCTGTCTTGTCGATTGTTTGTGTAGGTCTCAGGGGTTACATAATTGCCCACAGGCAAAAACTCAATGCTGTCTCCTACACCATAAACATAGTATGTTTCCCCTTCATAACTGGCAGGGAATGTGTTTCCGCGGAAAGTGACTTTTAGTCCATTGGTTAGCACAACACCATTTGGACTGGTATAGGCTGTTTGTCCAATAATATTGTCTATGTCTAGAGTTTGCTGACCTTCTTGATCAACTAAAAATATTCTACCAAACTTGTCTTCGCTAGTGCCATCTTGATAGTATAGCACATCTTTTGCAGCAGTTAGCAGTGGCACTGGTTTAAAGTATCCATCAGTGTCTCTGTAGTAGTAGAGATTACCTCTTTCACTGCCGAACTGAACCTGTAACTTGGTTTCTTTTGCTACAGTTCTTAGAGGGCTCAATGACAGGTACGGATTGTTACCATCTTCGTCATAACGATAACTGATTAACCAAACACCATAGCGTTGATCCTGATCAGTGATTTCTGTGTGCAGATCAAACCCAGGCACATCATATGTTCCCAGTGCACCGTCTAGCGGATCTGGGTCTGTTGTATCAGCCGTTCTAATTACCGAATCAAAAGTCTGACGATAAAACCAGCCTCCTTGTTCGGCACTGGCACTCTGATCTAGGAAGATGACAGTACGATTGTCAAGATCCACAATGTCGTCGATGCCATTGTGTTGCTCAACAAGATCACTGAGAAATACACCATCAATTTCATTAAATTTCAATGTTGTTGCCAACGTTGCTGGCAAATTGTCTGTCATGTCAGTGAAGTAATTTTGCGCAGATCTTTGCGGCACATTGAATGTAACCTTGCCATTGCGTGTGCCATTGTTTACTGCGCCAAGCACTTCCCGGCTGCTTCTTTGCGGATTGCTATCTAGTGTGCCGTCGGCACCGGGCTCGCTTTGTATCCAAAATCCAGCATCTTGGTTAACTGAAAATTCATAACTGCCGCCACGCACCAGTGTAATGTCGGGATTATCGCCACTGGTTCCAGAAAATTCATATCCAGTGCTGGTATCAGTGACTTGTAAATCATCGCTGAGCGCAATTTCACTGGCTTGTACGTCAACAGGATCTGGACCGTTGGGCAACCAGTAGTACTGACTGAAGTTGCTGAATTTATCTAGGTCAACAAAAGGATCCCAACTGTAGCGTTGTGCACGGAAAAGTTGATCTGGTCTGTTGCTGTTACCGCCTTGATTTTCAACAGTGTTTAGAAGTTCTGGATATGTTACTACATCGTCTGCTGTTTGTTGATCCTGTTTAAGAAATACCACACTGGGTTCAAGTTGAAAATCAGTTCTGGTCTTGTTTGGCTCTTGAACATAGTAGTCATTAGCATCGATGCCTTCTCCGTAGCGTCTACCTACATATCCTTGTACTCTGCGAAATTCTGGCTCACTGGTTAATTGCTCAAGTGTAGCAGCTAGTAATTTTTTATTTGCAGGAGTTTGAAATACCTGCGGTAAGAATTTATCTGGGCTTAGTGCCATTAGTAACTGCTGCCTCCGCCGTTTGATGATCCACCTGTTGGTGCTGTTGTACCTGTACTGCTAACATTAAACCCACTTACTGACGTAACACTAGCCGAGCCTCCGTTTTCTGAACTGGTGCTTTGTCCGGTTCTCAGTGTAGCACTGTTTAAACTTGCTACCACTTCTATGTCGCTGATCTGCGCAGCATTTACAAAAATTTCATTTGGCTGAGCTTTTAACTCGTAAAGATCTCCAAATACCAGCGTACTGTCATTGGGTACCAGCACAACACTGCTGACAATGTCACCAAGTTGCTGCTGTAAATAACCTGCTAGTTCACTGAAGTAAAAGGTTTGTCCAAAATCCCATTTGTCAATATCAAAGTAAGCGTCCATTTCGCTTAGTACTCGACTTTTTATTTCGCTACTGCTTATCACAGCGTCAACCAGTGGAACTACTTTTATTGTGGCTTGCAGTTCTCTTGCTGCCTTTTCACCAAACAATGGTTTAAATGTAACACTGTTGATTACAATATTATCACTGAGCATCTTGTAGTCTTGCAACCCGCTGTATTCTGCGGTTAACGTGTCAATGTTTGGTTGCTCAGGTTGTGCTACTGTACCGGTAGTGTCCACAATGTAGTTTCTGTATGCTTGATAGTAACTGGCAGTAACCACATACAAATCAATGGTATTGCTAAACGCAGGATCAATTCTACGTGTGTTAGGACTGTTGTGTCTATACTGGAAATACAATCCGCCGCGGCCGGTTTTCTTGCTGTATTCGCCATCTGTGTCCAGCACCAGTGTTCTATTGTTGTCAACATCAACATCCAGTGTATAAAACCGATCGTCGGTGTATGCATAAAACACTTGACCTTCCACAAAGCGATTCTTGACCAGTTCTATGTCGTCCAGTGTAGCATAGGCTGCATTTACCGTGCTCTCTGCTAGCGGAAGATCTCTCACTAGATTGTCAAAGTCTTGAACTTCTTGGAAAAACACTGTTCGCAGTGCAATATCACTTTGATCAGGATCAACCACTTCGTCAAAGAAGTCTGGGTTGTCAGCAAATCCATCACTGTTATTGTCTGTATAACTCACAGTAACCACAAAGTCGTTTACAAATCCATCGCTGGTTACAGGTTGATCAACGATATCAACTTCAACATCGTTGTTCAACGGAGTGCTGGAAGTTGGTTGATTGTTGATTTTTAGAATCTTAACAAAATCATCTATCACTGTGCCTGTTTTGCTGTCGTATATTCTGCGATCGCCGTCAAAGTAAAAACGTGTTTCGATAACACTTGCAAAATAATAGTTCAAACTTCTTGAACGTACACTGTAAATTTCACCGTCGGTGGTAAATTTCACAAGCCAGCTTGCATCTTGATTTGTGCCAGCTTGACTTTGAGCATTTGTTAAACTGAATGTGTTACTATCGCTGAGGTTGGTGCTGGTTATGAGATACCATTCTGCATTGAGATAATCATAGCCTATGCCAAAGTTTCGGTTTAACTGCACCTGCTCAATGATAGAGTTTTCTAAACTGGTAGGCAAGTCACTAACAAACAGTGGTATCACTCTACTGGCTACGGCACCAGTGGGGATAAATCGAGAAATTGTTACAGGACCAGTGCCGTCATCTAGATTTCCTTGATTAAAGTTTGTACCGTCAAGCACAACATTTGTTATGGTTGCCCAAATATAATTTTTCTCATCTGGTTGTGACGCAGTGCCATTTGTTAAATTGTTGTTGCGATCAAAATACTGTCCACTGGGCGCATCAAATCGCACCAAGCTTCCTACAGTAACATATCGCTGATTGTTATTGGCATACTGCCCAATAGGCTGATATCTCTGGCCAGTGGTTGTGTTGAGATTGGTCCAATAACCTGTGTTGGTTATTGCAATTCCAGGCGGCACTGTGGTTTTACTTTGATAATATCCTTGATTGATGCCGCTGCTTACTACAACAGTGACACCTGTGTTCCAACTCTGAGTGTTGTTCCAGGCTTCTGCTTCTGTGATTCTACTGTAGAAATATCCAGTGGTCTCGTTTGTGAGAGTGGTTGAATAGTTCCATTGTACATTTAATCCGCCGGCAGCTTCAAGCTCTAATCTAGGAAAATTGTCTTTGTCATAGTAAAACTGTTGCATTGCTCGACTGCGCAGCTTAGGTTCAACTCTGTTTACCACAATGTCGGTAATGTCGTTAACATCATCGTAGATAAACGTAAATGTGTCTAGCACATTTTCTCTATAGATCAACCCATCACTGGCATATAGATTTGTACTACTGTACTTGCCGGTTGGATCTGTGAGGTCAAGATAACGACTGATTCCTAAACTGGATCTGTTAACAGCCTTGCTTTTGATAATTGAACTGTACAGAGTATACGGAAAGTTATTGTAATCTTCGCCGTTAACCATACGATTCTGTGTGTAAAATCTTGCAGGCGCTCTTTGTTTGATTTCGTTCAGTGTTTCTCTTTGCAGTGCATTGCTAACAGTGTCAGTGAGACTCACTGTAAAGGTTACAGTTTCAGTGCGACCTGTTCTGCTTACATACTGAATTGGAATCTGCACTGTCTGTATGTCGTCTGGAGAAATTGAATATGTGAGGCCATTGCTGAGTCTAACATAGCTGCGAAACACTCCAACTGGAATATCGCTGAACACACCATCGCCAAAATTTAAGTTTACGCCATCATTGGCTCGACTGGTTACACTGTAAATTCTTCTTTGCAGAGCCGCAGTTTCGTTGTTGACATTTTCCTGATAGATGTTTTCAACTTCGTTCCACTCGTTTTCAATGTTGCCATTGCTGTCCAATTGATACAACCATATGTCGTCGTTGTTTACACCTTCGACACCGAGATTGACCACTCTGTTGCTAACACGTTCTGCTAGATTAAAGTCTTGATTTTGTAAACTGCCTTGTTTAAAATACAGGAACCAACCTGTGTCATTGCTAGCAAATCCTAGTCCGTCATTTCTAAACAGAATATTAAATGCACCATCTGGTCTTGGTGCAGGTTCATACACATAGTTCTCACCACGAGTGGTTGCACTAACAACTTCAAAATTCATAGTGGTGTTATTAACTGTGGTACTGAATGGTATAACTGGCAAAAACCCTGATCTCAGTTGAACAGTGTATTCATCTGTGGTAACACCCAGTATACTTTTACTGTCTGCAGGACGCCCTACTCGCTGACTGCTAACCAATGCGGCATTGACAATTGCTGTAAACTGTTCTTGCCAGTCTGGATTTGTTGGATCGTTGAAATTAATAACGGCGTTTACTAGATTGATACCATTGAAATCAATTACATCTTCTGTGGTACTCACACTTTGTACTTTGAGATAACCTTTAGCGGCTGTGTTGCGCTTTGGTGTATACCCAACCAGCTGAGCCAAGCGAACTGCACTGTCTCTGCGTTCTGCTGTGTCTAAAAAGTTTTCTCTAGCATTTAAGTCTGTTCTGAAACTGAGGCTCTGTCCCATAAAAGCCATTACATCCAGCAGTGCTACAAATTCCGAGCTTTCAACATAGTCGTTGAAGTTTTCTGGATAATACTGACGCAGATAGTCTACAAAGGTCTTGCGCAGTGTTTCAAAATCATAGCTTTGAAAGTCAGCTTCTCTGTAGGTTTGATAGATTCTGCGCCAATCTTCTGCGCCGAATACTGCTGTTTGTCTTGTGGTTTTAGCCATAGTGCGTCCTGTTCTAATATTTAGCGTGTGAAAAAACGGCGTATTTTATACAGCAATAGCACGTTGCTGTCGTTGATCAAACAGAATGTTTAACTGTGCATTGGACACGCCTGTGACTGTGTCAATTTCAATTTGTACTAGAATACCATTTTCGTTAGGATACACTAGGAGTTTTTTCAGTGCTAGCCTGGGGTCTAGTTTGATTATTCTGCGAATTTCATTTTGAATAGCTGCTTCTACTTCTGGACTTTGGTTTTCAAACACCATGTCAAGCAGTGCACTGCCGACACTGGGTCTACCTGGCAATTCGCCTTGACGAATATTGAATGCATTTAGCAGATCTCTCACTATTAACTCGTAGTCAGTTAATGTAAAATCTCTTTCTTGTCCTTGAGTGTTGTATCCGATAAAAGTTGTCATAATGTATTTAGTGGCTATTTACTGCGGTCTTGATTGTCGATTGCTTTGAGACGTATACGCTCCAGTATCAGTATAAGCTCGTTGACCTGCAACAGCCCAGCACTGGCTTTGTCCACCGTGATTTGACTGTAGGGCTCTTGCTTGAGTGCATGTTTTTTATAATTGGTAAATCGTTTTTTGTAGTCTTCTAATTTTGAGTTAATGTCAATCCAGCCGTTGGACCCTGAAAATCCGTCGCCTTTTATTTGATCAAATCCCTCACCGCTGTCTACCTTGGCCTGTAGGTCTTGCACCAGTCTTGCAAATTCTTGATTTACAGTTTTCAGTCTTTCGTTAATGGTTTCTTCCAGTGGTTTGGCACCTTGCCAGCCGCCTGTTCCTGCAGCTAAAAATGCTGCATTGAATGTGCCGCCACCTGTGTCGCCGCTGCCTGACGCTGCAAAAATATTTTGCAGTTGATCTTGCAATCCAGGACCTATGCTGTCGCCGATGTCCTGCAATGATCCTAGAGTGCTGTTCGGATCTATACTGCCATCTGAGATGCCAGCAGCTGCCCCAAGATCAGTGGCTAACCCAAGTGCACCTGGTGCTAGGCCTTCTACTGAACCAAGTAGACTTTCGGCATCTCCTAGCAACCCGCCAAGCCCGCCGCTTTGAAGTCCGCTGTAGACTTCTTGTGCATTTCGCAGGGTTGCAACTTCTTCGGGTGTAGTAGATTGTCCTCGAGCGTTCAATGCAGCTGCCCGATCTTTGTCTGCTTGAGTAACTGTTACTGGTTCGCCGAGACTGCCGCCGAAGTCATAGTTTTGTATTCTGTCATTCACGCTCAGTGCTGCACGTTGCATATCCACACTTTCTCGTTTCACTGTGTTTACAAATGCCGGTGGCAATTCTGGAGTTTTTATTTCTGCCGGTAACTTGTCTTTTACAAAGTCAACACTGTACTCTCCACCGCTTTGAAGTTGTCCAATTTTGTTTTGCATCTCAGGCGGTAGGCTGTTGGAAAAATATTGTTCAAGTTCAGCTTCACTGGCACTGCCGCCGGCATTGACCAACCCAGCAAGAGTTTCTGGACTTTCGTTTCCGGTTAGTATGCCTTTTTCCTGCAATCTAGAAAAGCTGTCAACCAACATTTCCTGTTGCATTTGACCTTGCAGTTTTTCATTGCCAATTATGTCCGGTAGGCTTTTTGCTCCACTTTTACCAGTCCATATAGTAGGACTACCAAGTATGTTTTCTACTTTTCTACTTGCAGCGGCTTCCTCGGCTGTGAGCACACCACCACTTTGTTCAGCCTTTAATATGTCAGCATCAGTGATCTCTGGCGGAGCAGAAAAATTCAAAAACTTTTTTGTTGTGCCAGGTTTAAGAAATCCTTGTTCCTCCAATTTCTCAGGCGAAAATCCATATTTGCCCAGGCCATTTTTTGCACTAAAGTCTGACGTAGTTTGTCCTAGGCTTTTTTCTGTTTGTGCCATCATGGCTGTTACTTCATCTGATCCTAGCTGTTTGCCAATACCTTTGACATTGTTAGCCTGACTGACAAAATCAACTGTGTCCATCTGCTCAACAGGAACTTGATTTGCTAAAGTACTCAGTGTGTCAAGTGCTCCTGTACTGGACAATGTATCCTCTACACTGTCTCCTACACTACCCAATGCGCTCGAAACGCCATCAAAATCCACTCCAGCCCGGCCACTGTCCAGGAGGTTTTTCCCTGGTTTCATGCTTTTAAGTGTGTTATACTGTTGCTTGAACACACTTTCGGCCTGCTTGCGTGTTAAACTGCTGGGTCCTTCAATAACCACTGTTTTAGGCTGCCCAGTGTCTTGATCAGTGATTGTAAACGTATAGCTTTTTTCTGCCATTATTCCACTCTCACTGTAACATCAGGCAGAGGTGTAGGCGTTTCTGTTTCTTGTTCTGTCATCAACGACGTTGTGATATCCACACCTTGATTGTGTGCCGAATAAGGCTCGTGTGTGGTAACCCGACTCACAGTGCTTTCAAATTTGTCAACTGTGGCAGTCCAACCTTGATCTGCATTGAATTTTACATCAGGATATTTGAGAATTTTCAGTGGATCTATTTCTGGTGTTGGCAAACTGCCATTGGTTTGAATATACACGATACCGTCACTGTTTAAGTCCAGTTGACTTGTTCCTTTTATGCTGGCTTCTTGCTCACTGGTTAACGCCAGTGTGCCATCGGCTAGCACTGTGAGATTCTTTTCTGTGTACACACTCATGTCTTCTGTGCTGAGAACTTCCATGGTGCCACGACTTTCAATGTGCGTGTTAACATTGCCTGTCATGTTGAGATTGCCAGCGGCATACATGTTGATGTCTCTGTCAGCATGAAAGTTAATGTCGCCACCTGTTCTAACATTAACACTGTTGGTAGCGTACACATCCAGTGTGCCTTCTTTGCCCAGTTCAATCCAGGCTTGTCCGTTGGCATGAGTAATGTAAACACAGTCTCCGTCATCACTCATTGTGATTTGGTGCCCTTTGCTGGTTCGCAGACGTATCAGCTGATTTTTACCTGATATGTCACCGTCGTCCATAACAAAGGTATGACCTCCCATACGACCAACAACTTCAATCTGCTCAGGTTTAAGTTCGCCGCTTTCGAGCCGTTGTTTGATTTCGGTGCTGCTGACACCGTCTCTATAGATTGGTTTACCTGGACTGCTTATTCCGTATGCACTGCTAGGCGTTTCTCTTTGACTGCTGGTGCTTATGGGTCCTCTTATTGGATCGCTTACTAGGCCCTGTTGCCAGAGCAACTCGGCTTGCACAGCATGCACTGGCTTAGGTTCAGCAAAAAATCTTGGATTGTCATATACTTCCTGATTTCTGTGATTTATTTCTGTAACAGGCAATCTCACTGCGCCACTGAGCAGTCTTTGCTGACTTTCGGTTTCGGCGGCTGGGTTGGTTACACTGCCGATGGCAGGCACCATGTGGTTCAATCCCAGTGGCTCAGGTACACAGCCAATGTAGAATCCTTGATTTGGATCTCCGCTGGCAAATACACACAACACCTTACCGCCAATATCTGGAGGAGTAAACCACATTCCATAGCTGTGCTTGTTGCCAAGAAAATTTCCGTATCCTCCGCTGCTGGACACAGGATTTGTACTGCCGAAAAATGCAGGAGCATAACTCACTGTTCTCCAGCTTTCTGGATCGTTTTTGATTCCGCCAAACTCTTCAATAAACACCTGCAGTCTGCCACTGCGAGCATCATCTATGTTGTTCATTACAATACCAACAAACGGCCCAAAATCAGCAGGAGTCCCGCCTCGATCTACTCGATAGGTGCTGTCTCTGCCTTTGGATCTTTGTATATTCTCACTCATTCAGTGTCGTCCTTTACGGTTTGTGGTGTGGGTTTACTTGATGCTGACGGCACTTGATCGGCTGTAAAAATTTCTACCCTGATGTCTTGCCCGTCGCTGGTAGGCTCAGTGATTTTAACATCCTCTGGCGGTCCGCCGGGTGGATTTTCTTGCACTGCTTCAATTTGCGGTGGCGGTTCCACTGCAAAAGTTCTATCTTGTGTTAGAGTACTAGGCTGAGCCACTGAAGCACCTTTAAATCCTTCGCCTGTGAATCTGCCACTGCCAACACCAATGTTTCCTAAGTTAGTACTACCACCAAAGCTTACGCCTTCAAAGTCTCCTGCCGAACCACCAATGGTTGATTCCACTCCATACTGTTCAGCAACCACACTGTCTACAGTGGGTGTTACAGTTTTATCCAGTATCAGTGTGCATTCTAGATTTTGAGTAAACTCACCTTTGCTGAATGTACTGGTCACAACATTCACTCGATAGAGAAATTCATTTTCTCTTTTTTGATTTGCATTGTTTAGGCTACTGCTGCTAAACTCTGGATTCTCCATAACTCCAGTGCCAGTTTCGTCGTACTGTGTTGGAGTTTTAAATCGCAGTGCCATTACTACATCTCTGCTGTCATAGTTGATGCTGCCGTCTGGCAAGTAGGCCTGCAAACTGTTTACCTTTATGTCTTGTTCGCTGTTGTACAATATCTCATTTTGTTGAATGTAATCAGGATCACCGATTATTTTAATATTGATTATGCCTTGGTCAGCAGGACTGAACAGTGTGCTTGCTAGATTGCTGGCTGGCTCGTTTACCTGTGTTTGATGCCCTTGTGAGTTTTCTTGACTGTTTACCTTGGGTGCTTGTGCCACAGTTTCTCTGCCGCTGACTTGCCTGTTTACTTGGTAAGGTGTGGTCACTGACACATAATAGAGATAGTTGAAATCCTGTTCAAAGTCTAGCACATTTTTGTTTTCGCCGGTGAACCAATAGTCATATCTCTTGTGTGGTGCCGGTATTTCATTGTCTGGAAAATAGGGACTTTCTGTTTTTGCAAGTTTATAAGGACCTATTACATACTTGATTTCATACACATAGTCATTGCGTTTTTCGTCATATTCAAGAGGTTTGATGTAGCTTCTTACCTTGTACCATTTGGTAAACGGTTGATCCTTGTTGGTTTCAGTTTGTTCTCCAGTTACTGGATCAGTGACCACATTTTGTTGATCTCTAATATAGCTACTGCGCTGAACAATATTTTGCAATACTTGCACTATTTGTGTACCAGCACTCACAGTGTACTTGCGCTTGCTGTTGTTAACCTGTCCGCGGTCTGGATTTTTGCTTTGACTGTCCGGTTGACTCATTGGCCGAGTGCTTTTGTCTTTGAATCCTTCTGGCACCACAGTGGCACTTTCAATGTTGTACCCAGGAACAAATTCAATTTTGTACACGTTGGCTTTCATGCCTTTTTCGCTGGCAGAGCTGCGTTCGGCTTGATTTAATGCTTTTACCAGTCCTCGAGTGACACTGGTAGCGTTGATAGCGGCAGTTTCCTGCGAGGGTGTTTCGGCATCAACAGGTTCATCATCTGTGTTTTGTACACGTTCTACTTCTCCTGTGAGAATTTCTGCAACTGTGCCTCCAGTGAGTTCAAAATTAAAAGGTATCTCGCCGTACTTGGTACTGTATCCTACATTGGTAGGCAGTGGACGAGCTTCACAGGCATATTCGACTAGTTGATTGGCTACACGAAATTTAATACTGGTAAACACAAACGGAATAAATTTTTCAATGTATCTTTCGCCGTTAGCAAGAGATATAATATCGCCATTTTCATCATACCCAAAAAATTTCACAACCAATAAGTAGGGTTGAGCCGCATAATTAGGATTGGTTGCTGTTGGATTAGCTGCAGTACAAGCGGCTTTTAATCTGTCCAGCAGTGTGATGCCATTTGGTTCAGTGATGGTAAATCGTATATCTGCAACATTGTGGGCACCTTGAGTGGCTTGCCCTGTGATAAAGCTTTTTATTTCAAGATCGTCTATGTAAAAATCAACGTCAAAAAATCTATTTCTGGTATTGCCACTGTCCGGAGTAGGTGCATTGTAAGGAGCGCCGCCTGTGCTGATCAACAGTTCATCTCTGAATATGTTTCTTTCGCCTTGTACTACAAGACGTCTATAGTTCTCTGGACTTAGCAGATATAAACTAACAGTGTAAGTGGCACTTGCAAACCCATCCATTGGATTGTCACGAGTTTCCACTGGTTTAACAAATTCAGCAGGGATTAAAACCTTGCGGTCGTTGAAAGCACTGGCACTGGCTGTTTCTACTTCAACTTTTTCGTCATCGCGTTTTGTGCTGTTTGTGCTCTGTGCCAGATCAGCAATGTCAGTCTGCGGTTGTGCTACTTGTCCGCCTGCGGCATTGCTTCCGCTGGCAATTGTAGCGGCGTTTACTGTTCTGCCTGTGGCTGCTGGACTAGTTCTTGAGTCAGTGGTATCTGGACTGGTTGCAGTGCTGTCTGCTTGTGGCTGAGGATTGATAGGCGGACTTTGTGTTCTGCCTTGATCACGGGCTGTTCTACTTTCGTTTACTTGCTCGCCAGCACTTGCGCCTGGATTTGCCGGCGGTGCTTTACCGCCTTGAGTGCCGCCACTGCTGCTGTCAGCACTGCGTTCCGCAGTGATTGCGGCTTTTAATCTAGTTTCGTTGGCTACTTCAACAACAAATCTTGCTATGGCTGGATCTGTGCCATTGGCAATTTCTTTTTCAATCTGCTGTTCTATTGAACGCTGTACTTCTGCAACAGTGTTTGTCATATTCCAAGTGCATCTTTGAGAGTGTCTATGGTTGGCAGATATATTTCAACACCAACTTCAAAGTCACTGATAGGAGTTTTTAGGGTGTTTGGATTTCTTTGATAAAACACCCACCATAGATTGCTGTCACCATAGAGGTCAAAAGCCAGCAGATCTGGTCTATACTGATATGTTAAATTTATCTTAAACAACTGATCACTGGCCTTTTTAGGCACAGGACGGTTGACCATTACTCCTAATCCGTAACGGGTTTCTGGTGTTGTGTAATATGGACTGCTGGTATCATAGGTTGACATTACCACATACCTCCTTTGAGCAAGCTGCCAGTGGCAAAGTCACGTAAACTGAATTCTTGACTGATTCGTTGACGACTGTTGATTGGCAACAGTGTGAGTTGTATTTGCATTTTTGTTGGCACATATGTTGGATTGCTTTCGTCGGTGCCTTGTGTTAGATCGCCTGGTGTAAATGCACTAACAGGACCTAGCCCACTGGTGCTTAATCTTTTTCTACTGCCTCCCAGTAGAGCACCTGCAATTTCCAACAGCGGATTAGGAGTGTCCTGTTTTGGTTTTCTATCTCCGGTGTTTGTGCTAGCTGGATTGATATTAGGTGTCCCTGCTCGAATATAGTCTACATCGTTTGGTAGATTATACATAAAATTACTAACAAGGCACGGGTGTCCTGAAAACTGAAAATCACCCAGTCCGGTGAGATAGGTCATAGGAGGTGGAGCGCCAATGTGTTTGTCAGGCTCACCGTTGCCTCCGCCATAAAACATTTTAGTAGCACTGCGGAAAAAGTGTATCACTGCTAACATGTATTGGGCTTCAACAGTGTCCTGTGCTGTGAAATCCGCAGTCACTGTGATTTCGTCCACATAACTGTTTTGATAGAAATAGCCTTTGTAGTTGCTGTGTGTTAGATCATAGCGATTGTAATTTGCTGTGTAGTTGGTTGTTATCTGTGGTGTGTATGGAAATATTACACCACCAGTGACCTGCAAAGGTGCTAGTATACCTGGATTTTCAGCATTGTAAAGATAACTGCTGCCAGGTGCCAGACTAAGCCTTACTCGCCAATCTCCGCGATTAGCACCATTGGCATCTAATCCCAGTTGTTCTCGTATGCTTTGTCTTTGCTTGGCCTGTTCTGTTGCAATGTCTGCTACATCAGCATCTGCTTGTACTGCTGTAGCTGAACTAAATCCTCCGGTACTGCTTACACTTTCCGCAAACGCATCAGCTTCTTCTTTGGTGTCAAAGACACCAGAACCGGGTACTGCATTTCCGTCTTGATCTACAACTTGATACTTGCCATCTGATCGTTGTTGCACAATTGGATTTTCAACTGTGCCCAGCGGAGTTGCCTGGTTATTGGCATTTGCACCTGCATTACCCAGTACTTGTTCTGTACTAGCTGTACCCCCGGGTGCAGGATTACCGTTGAGATTGATCGATTCAGTGCTGTAACCAGCATCTAACAACTCTTCTGTAGTACCATATACAGCACGACCTTTTGAGTCAACTGCAAAAGGCAGACTTGTATCTACATTGTAGTTCTGTGTACCAGTTTTGTCAATGCCTCGCAGTTGAACGGCCTCAGTGGGTGCTACTTCTGGAGCTGATGTGCCAAATGCTGGTGTTTCGTTGGCAAAATCGTCAGCGGCAGCATCTATGTCAAGAGCGTCTGGTTCGGCTAGTGGTATTGTTGCAGTATCATCAATACTTGCAACTCCAGTTTCTTGATCAATGGTTTCTGTGCCTTCTAGATCTGGTGCTGAGTCTGGATCTTCTTCGCCTGGCGTTACAGGTTCAGATGCAAATGTACTAGGATTGTCAAGGTTGATATTTTCATCTGTACCTTCTACAATGCTTTCAGTGTCAGTGGCTATTTGTTCAGAGCTGGCATCGGTTGGAAATGTGGTTGAGTCAACTACATTGCCGTTGCGATCGAATTCGGTAACAGAACTAGGTGTAATTTCACGTTCATATAATCCACCTTCATTGGTCTCAAGTGCTAGTTCAGCTTCGTCTCTAGCCGCTTCTAGTTCTCTAACCTCTGGATCATTCAGTGCATCTCTAAAACTTGCACCGCCAGCTCTGAGTTCTTTGATTCTTTCTGTTCTTGCAGTGTCCAGTGCATTTGCTTTGTTTTCAAGCTCCAGTCCTGCGGCTGTGAGTTCAGTTTCGCCACGTTTGTACACTGTGGTACCGCCGCCGGTGACAACTGGTTCTCCGCCGGTTTCGGTTATGGTTTCTGTTCGAGTGATGATGTTAGCTGGATTAGAAGCGTCAAAAGGATCTTCTGTGTCTGACACAAACGCTGGTTCTTGTCCGGTAAACAGTGTATCGTCGGTATCAGTTTGAAATACATTTGGATTTTCATTAAACAAGCTGTTTTCAGGACGCACTGGTTCTGGACTGGCTGAACCCCAGCTTGTGGTCACAGATCTTTCATTTGGGTCCCACACATCTCCAGCTTGTGCATTGTCGATGCCAGGCACATTTTGATTAATTCTATCAGCCTGCTCTTGCGAAAGCTTGGTAGGTGTTTCTGGGTTTAGTCCTAGGTCAGCTATTTCGCTATCCGTACTTCGAAATGAGTCTCCACCACCAAAACCAATTTCTAACTTGCCCATTGTGCCGTCTTGATTGATTTCATAATCATAGGCATCTTCGTTGGTTATTCCTGCAATATCAATTGCCGCATCTTCGTCGAATCCTTCGGCGATTGCAGCATTGTATGCATCAGCTTTTTGTTGGTCGTATGCCATTGTATGTCCTCTATTACATATTTAGTGACACAAAAAAGCCGGTTTTTCTATTGACTAGCACACAAAACAATGTATAATTAATGTAACCTATAGGAGAATATCTTTGAGCACAACACCCACTAAAAACATTTATTTAAAAAACAAGGATATCTTGGAACAGATTCATCTAAGCAAAAATACCTATTGTACATTTGCCAACGCTGAAATTGATCACAGATATGACATTATTTTAGACAGTGTGGAAAGAATCAACATGCGCACTGTTGCAGAAGCCAGACGTAATCGTGCAGATAGAATCAAAAAAACCACTGGCGAAGTGTTAGATCCTACAAAAATTCCAAACACAGAAGTGGTATTTCGCATCATGACCAACGAGCATGTGCCACTGGTTCCAAAGAAAAAGAAAACCAAAGCTCCTAAAAAACAACGAGCTGAAGATGTGCTTGATCTATCCGAGTTGGACCTGGACGATGATCTGGACATTGAAGAAGCAATTCCGTCTGACGTGGAGTATGTGCATACCAAAGTTAATTTTCCACCGTTTTTTCACTATAGAATCACTGAAGATCGAGTGCCTTACATTGTTGCCAAAAGTCATTGGCAAGGAGATCTAGAATCAGGTGAGTTCTGCAAAGACCACGGGCATATGACAGACACACTGGCTCGAATGTTTATGAAACTGTGTGAACGCTATGCCACACGAAGTAACTGGCGTGGATACACCTACAACGATGAAATGCGTGGACAAGCTCTGGTGCAATTAAGTCAGATTGGCCTGCAGTTTGATGAATCAAAATCACAGAATCCGTTTGCATACTACACAGCTGCTATTACGAATTCATTTACTCGGGTGCTGAACCTAGAAAAGAAAAGTCAAAACATTCGCGACGACATACTGGAAATGAACGGCTTGAACCCCAGTTATACTCGTCAGTGGAAAGGGGACCGCAGCATGACCGAAGACAGAACCATTGTTATCGAAAACAACGAAGAGTAAGCTATGAATCTTTTCCGCAAAGCAGCAGTGTGCACTGACATTCACTTTGGGCTGAAAAACAACAGCCTAAAACACAATGCAGACTGTGACGCATTTATTGATTGGTTTATTGAAACTGCCAAACGTGAAGGTTGTGAAACAGGTATGTTCCTAGGAGATTGGCATCATCACAGAGCCAGTATCAATCTACAAACACTGAACTTCAGTTTGCGAGCACTAGAAAAACTCAGTGCCGCATTTGACAGATTTCTGTTTATTCCCGGCAATCATGATTTATACTACAGGGACCGACGTGACATCCACGGTGCTGACTGGGCAAGGCATATTCCCAATATAGAAATTGTGAATGACTTTTTCTCAGAAGGCGATGTTGTTATTGCTCCTTGGCTGATCGGTGACGATCACAAGCGGTTGATGAAGATGCAGGGTCAGTATCTGTTTGGTCACTTTGAATTGCCACATTTTAAAATGAACGCCATGGTCGAAATGCCAGACAATGGCGAAATCAAGCAGAGTGATCTACGCAGTTTCGAAAGTGTGTTTTCTGGCCACTTTCATCTAAGACAAAAACAACACAATATTCACTATATCGGCAACTGTTTTCCGCACAACTTTGCTGACGCAGGAGATCAAGATCGTGGCATGATGGTGCTGGACTGGGGTAAAGATCCTGTGTTTCATAGATGGGATGCACAACCTACCTATGATGTAATCAATCTTAGTGACCTCATCGACAATGATGATCGATTGCTACGACCAAATCAACATGTTCGAGTGAAACTGGATATTGACATCAGCTACGAAGAAGCTAACTTTATCAAAGAAACCTATGTAGACAAACACAAACTGAGAGAGATCACTCTTATTCCTATTAAAAATGACGAGCATGTGCAGGATCTTGCACCAGGCGATCTCAAGTTTGAAAGTGTAGACAGCCTGGTTACACAGCAGATCACTGACATTGAAAGCGATTTCTACGACAATAAACTACTATTGCAAATCTATCAAAATCTATGAGCATTATTGACAGACACTGGATACACCCAGACATAAACTGGCACCAACAGAACCAGGATGGCACATTCACAGTGCTACACCGGCAAGACTTCTGGGATGGCATTGACCACTGGAAAAACATTCTTGCAGAACATGGCTTTACGGAGCACAACGTTTTAGCCATAGGCCTAAATCTCTGTGATATTAGATATGTTACAGCGATTATTGCATGTCTGGAGCTTGGCGGCAAGCTAGTAATCATTGACAAACCGGGTACACCGGCTACAGTTGACACAGTGCGTTGCAGAATACATGCGCCGTTTGACATTATGATTGTCAATCCAGATGATGTTGCAGATAATTTGCAGGCTGTAGCTGATGCATATGCAACACAGGTAATAAGTGCCGATATATGGTTCGGAAACAATTACACAGCCAACGATACCAGTCACAAGGATATTTTTCGTGCAACCGATTCTCATGAGGTAATTGTGTGTACCAGCAGTGGCACCACTGGCACTCCGAAACCAATCACATATCAACATGATTTCTTTTATGATCTCTGTGAACGAAACCAACGGGTATTCGATTGGCAAGAAAATGACCGTGTATTACATCTAAGCAATTTTCATCACGGCGGTGCAAGTGCAAACTTTTTCTGGCCTACATTAAAATATGTTAAAAATCATTACTTTGATTATGGCATTAACACACACAGACTAAAAAAAATCATTGATCTAATAGTAGATCAGCAGATCAATCAAGTGATGTTTCCAAATCAATATGTGTTAGACGAATTTATAAACAATGCTCCAGTGTTGACCACTGCTTTAACTGCACATGTACTTGGATCTAATAGACTTCGCTGGATTGAATCAATGAAAAAATGCAACATAGATCGTGTGCATGCTCACTGGGGATTTAGCGAGCAGGAAGGTCCTATTCTTCTTAATACCATTACACAACACAGCGACAGTGAATTTAACACGTTTGACTTTGGTCAGCCGGTTGATGATTTTTACAAGCTAAAACTGGTTGATCAAGGATTAGAAGTGTGGAACAGCTATAGAGGCACTTACACAGCAAAAGATCTGCTTACACAAGACAGCGATGGCAATTATATTTTTCATGGGCGAATGCATGGTGTTCGCATTAGAGACCAGATTGTGGACTGGAATACATTGATTGATATTACAAACAACCTATTTGACTATGATCAAGCATATATTATTCCAGACTCTGAATATAGAGAATTGTATCTGCTGATCGACAGTTCACTGAAACAGAATCCGTCTACCGAAGATAAAATAGCATCAATGAATCAACAGTTGTCAAAAATCGACCCGCACATGCAGATACGGTATATATCTTACAAACCAATCATTGAATTTTACGACTTTAGTAAATTCAGTTATCTCTTAGCAAAGATACACTTTCGGCAAGAATTCAATCTCTTATAAGGAACACTATGAAAAAATTATTAGCAAGTATAGCATTGCTGTTGTCGTTTTCTGTGCAAGCAGAAACTTACACTGTTGTCAGCAGCTTACCAGCTGGCACTGGTCCAGACGTGGTACTGAGAAAGATTACACAGCATTTAGAAGATCGCTGGAACAAGGATATTGTGGTTGTAAACAAGCCAGGAGCAAATGGCTTGATTGCCGCTGAACATTTTTATGCCACAGCTGACGAAAACACACTCTACTACGGCGACATGAGCAACTTTACCAGTATGCCACTGTTGTTCGACAAGCAAGAAATTGTTGACAATCTTGACCCGGTTGCCAGTGTATACGACAACTTCAGTTGGGTAATTGTAACAGCCGCTGACAAAACCAACGAACAGTTGATCGAAGATATTAAAAACCGCGGCAGTTTTGGCAGTTGGGGAGTGGGCAGTGCAGGTCATCTAGCTGGGTTAGAAGTGGTTGACTATTTTGGTGTCGACGCAGTGCATGTACCATATAAAAACTTTGGACAGTGGTTCACAGACATTGCCAATGATGATCTTGCATTCAGCGTGATCAGTTTTGGCAGTACCAAAGGCATGGTTCAAAGCGGTAAACTGCGTTGGGTGGCTGTTACTGGAACAGAATCAAATCCTTACTTCAATGACATTGGCACTATTAAGCAAGAATTCGGAATTGAAGAATTTTTCAACCGCAGAGGATGGCTGGCTTTTTACAGCAAGTCAGGCACAGTGAGTAATCTTGATAATCTACAGGATGATGTTGCATGGGCCGTGGCACAACCTGATGTAGCGGCTACTCTTGAATCAATATATGCCAAGCCTTGGAATGCAGGGCCTGCAGGTGTTGCAGAAACACAAGCATCTGACTATGAAAACTACGTAGAACTTTTTGATAAATTTTCCATTTCTGTTGAAAAATAACACTCAAGGCGCTATACTAGCTCTATGATAAAATTGAAGACTCTTACTGCCCGCAACTTCATGAGTGTGGGCAATGTCACACAGGCTGTTGACTTTGATAGAGACGATCTCACACTGGTGCTAGGACAAAATCTTGACCTAGGCGGTGACGGCTCTCGAAACGGCACTGGCAAAACCACTATTATCAATGCGCTGAGTTATGCGTTGTATGGACAAGCATTAACCAATATTCGACGTGATAATTTGGTTAACAAGACCAATGGCAAGAACATGCTGTGCAGTCTTGACTTTAGTATCAATGACATTAACTATAGAATCGAACGTGGCAGAAAGCCAAATATTCTTAAATTGTATGTCAATGAGCAAGAACAAGAACTAGACGAGAGTCAAGGCGACAGCAGAGAAACACAGTCCTACATCGAAGGATTGCTAGGACTAAAGCATGATATGTTCAAACATATTCTTGCATTAAATACCTACACAGAACCATTTCTCAGCATGCGAGCAAATGACCAGCGTTCAATTATTGAACAGTTGCTTGGGATCACAGTGCTCAGTGAAAAAGCTGATCGCATAAAAGAAGAGATCAAGCAAACCAAAGACGCTGTGAAACAAGAACAATTTAAAATACAAGCACAGCAAGAAAGCAACAAGCATATTCAGGACCAAATCGACAGCTTGAAAAAGCGTCAGAAAATGTGGTTAAAAAAGCACGGCGAAGATATAGCTGAACTTGAATCTGCAATAGAAGAACTTGCGCATGTTGACATTAACGCAGAATTACAACAGCACCGGGTATTACAAGAGTACAAACAAAAACAATCTGCTGTTACTGAAGCAGAAAAGTGGATAGCCAGTATTGAACGTGACAATGCCAAACAGCAAAAGCTGTCTGACAAGCTGAAAGCAGAAATACAGGACATTCAAGATCACAAATGCTATGCTTGCGGACAAGATCTACATGACAGCAAGCAGGATGAAATTCTCAAAAGCAAACAAGACATGCTTCAAGAATCTGCACTGCAAATTTTGTCTAATCAAACACAAGCTGATGAACATCAGGCTGTGATACAAGAAATTGGCAAGCTGGGTGACACTCCGGTTACATACTATGCTACCTATGAAGATGCACTGAATCACAAAAGTTCATTGGAAGCACTGGCAAAAAGTTTAGAATCAAAAATCAATGAAACTGACCCGTACGGTGAGCAGATTGTGGATTTTGAAAACACAGGTTTAAAAGATATAGATTACAATTCTATTAACGAGTTAAATAAGATCCAGGAACATCAAGAGTTCTTGCTAAAACTGCTCACTGGCAAGGACAGTTTTATACGTAAAAAAATTATCGATCAAAATCTCAGCTACTTAAATGGTAGACTTACACATTATCTAGATCGTGTTGGACTGCCACACAGCGTGGTTTTTCAAAACGATCTCAGTGTAGAAATTACAGAGCTAGGCAGAGATTTAGATTTTGACAATCTTTCAAGAGGTGAACGAAACAGACTGATATTGAGCATGAGCTGGGCATTCCGCGATGTATGGGAAAGCCTGTATCACAGTATTAATGTTTTGTTTATCGACGAACTGGTTGACTCTGGCATGGACACTGCCGGAGTTGAAAGCAGTATTGCGTTGTTAAAGCGCATGTGTCGAGAACGACACAAGAGTGTTTGGTTGGTAAGTCACAAAGACGAACTAAGTGCTCGAGTGCATAATATATTGCACGTAATAAAAGAAAATGGTTTTACATCCTATAACACAGATGTAGACATTGCATACTAAGGAAAAAATATGACATTGCATGAACAAATAATTGAACAATACGAAGCATACCTCAAAGAAGCAGCCAGCTTCGATGAGAAAAACGTTAAAGCTGCTGCTACTCGCGCTAGAAAAGCACTAGGCGAAATTGGCAAGCTAGCAAAAACTCGCAGAGCTGAAATCCAAGAACGCCGCAACGAACTAGACGGCAAGTAATTGGGTAATCCACAAAAAGCAAAAGGATCGTCATGGGAAAGAGATGTTGCAAATCATCTCAGTGAACTCTATGGCGAAACTTTCATCAGGGCACCCGGTTCGGGTGCCTATGTTGGTGGCACAAACAGCGTACGAAAAGAAGTACTTCACGAAGGACAGATAAGAGCTTTTAAAGGTGATATCGTTCCAGGCGAAAGTTTTCCTCGTTTTAATGCTGAATGCAAAAGCTACCAAGAGTTTCCGTTTCATCAGCTGTGGAGCGGATACTGTAGACAAATGGACGAATGGCTGGCACAACTTCTTGATGTAGAAGATCCTGGCGATTTTAACATTCTCATAATAAAAATCACACGCAAAGGCAAATACGTTGCTGTAGAAAGCAAACACAACTTCTCTTCTGACAATTTCTCATTGTACACTTCTCATGAACTAGGCTCGTGGCATATTTTTGAATATGATCACTTTTGGCAAAATCACGCAGACACAGTAAAAACTCTCTGCAAATAAGGCTATAACCAATACTGTTTGGTCGAGGCAGCTCGACTCGTAATGAAACTGCCAGTGTAGTGCTGACGCCGTTGGATATTGCGTTTTGGAAGGACAAAGCTAACTTAAGGCTTAAATGATACAGGCTCTGTGAAACAGAAACAACCTGTGCTTGACTACACTTTGCTTGTAGGGGTGTAGATCAGGTTCCGCTGTGAGTCAAGGCTAGAGTAAGGGGTACAGCACAACCGCCCCTGCGTTGTAAGCAATAGTTTACATTTCTTGCATTTTATACAACAGTGTAAAGTGTAGTTTACATCAATCTCTTGATACAAGATGGCTGGAATCACTCAGATGATGACAGACCGTTACTTGCCCGTAACAGGGCAAGTATGGCCAAAATATCTAGATGATAACTAA